GCCCGATGTCTCGCTCGTGCTCGAGAAACTCGTGCGCGCCATACAGCACGGCTGCAGCCAGCGCTCCGAATATGGCGATTTCGAACGCGAGCTTGTAAGGCGCGAGCCGCAGAAGTAAGGCGCCTATCATCCGCGCCACCTGCCAGCCATCAGCGTGGCCGCAGCGTAGATGACGACGATGCTGGCCGTGAAAGCACCAACCGCCACGCCAAGGAAGAATGCGCGGGTGATGGTCATTGCGGCGTGTCTTTCTTCATCCCGAGCGCCACGCCCAGCGCGGTAAGGGTCGCAGCCATCCCTAGCCCGTATGCCTGGAAATCGAAATGCGCGTGCTGCACGACGACATCCCAGATGGACAGAACATTCCCTTGGAGCGCCGCCCCTACGCCCATCACGCGAGCAACGCAGACGGTCTGCCCATCGGGCTCCGTGAAGATGTCTCGCAGCTGCTTCTTAATCCAGTTCAGCATTGCAGTTTCCCTCCTGCCTTGATGAAAACCCGGCGCAGGTCAGCCAGGTCGTTTGTGTGCTGCCCGTAGGTCGAGCCAGGAAGACTCGCCCAGCAGCTGGCGCATTTCGCGACGGCGCTGTCGAAGCGCCCTGCTTCCACGTCGGCCAGCGCGCCACGCTCGCGGATCTGCTGCACGGCGATCGCATCCTGGCTCGCCGGCGAGAAGTCGCGCAGGCCAAGCTGCTTCTTGTAGGCGTCGAAGTAGCGCGCAAGCAGCTGATACCTGCCTGCGGCCGTCGACTTGATACCGAGCCGCGGCAAATCGATCAACTGGCGCGGGTGATCGAGGTAGCTTGCGAACAGGCGCGGATGGTCGGGAGTGCTGCCCACGAGGACGTTGTAGCCGTTGTCAGACACCGTTAGCAGTCGCGCCCCGAGCTCACTGGTTGCGATGGTGTCGAGAAACGCTTTGAGTTGGGTGGATATGCTCACGGCCTACCCCTTGAAGAAGTGCTGCGCCAGCCACGTCACAAGACCGCCGACCGCCGACGCTGCGCCGCCGATGACCATCAGCGTTTTCCATCCGCCGCGTGCCTCGGAAAGGGTAAGCAGCACCTGATCCAACTTGGCGGTCAGTTGTTGGTTACTCTCTTCGACGGCCGCAAGACCTGCGCGCAGATGCGCCACCTCCACCTCAAGACGTGCGATGGAGATCCTGGCGGTGGCAAGGGCTTCTGCTTGGTTGAGTTGATCGTTCACGGTGGGCCCGTAAAAAAGCCCACAGGTGCGGGCGGGTTGAGTGGAAGCGTTTGCCGGTCAGCGCCGGCTTGGTCGGGTCAATACTTGTCGCAGTGCCCCGGATCGATCATGTCGTTTGAATTGGAAAGTAGCTGACATAGCCGGATTGCATTGCAATAAAGACAAAACTGGAATATCGTCTGTCGAGTCAGCAGCGACCGATGTTGATTTCACGCTGGAGGCAGCATGAAGATGACGCAGAACATGGTTCCTCTACGTGAAATTTGGCGCGGGCCATCCGATCGGTGAAAACAATTCCAAGAGGATATATGCCGATGACCGAAGCAAAAATGGTCGTAAGTCGACCATTACTTGATCGCAACAGAATCACAGTGGACGCGCATGCGTTGTTGCTGCTTCTTTTTATTGCGGGGCTCAATGGCGTTTGGGCGTATTTCGCCAACATTGAGTTGATCGATGTGAGCGCAGCCCTCTTCTTGATCATTATCCCGTTCTCGCTTGGATTGATTCTTGAGATGGCCGGTCTAGCTCACCGCATCGCGCAGATAAGCTATTACCTCTCACTATGGCTTGGAAAGATCGTTGTCGGCTCAACTTTTTCATACCTTTGCACGACTCTTGCATTCCCATTATTGGACGCCAGATTTTCAATAATCGATAGTGCGCTGGGCTTCCATTGGATCGCTTGGTTTAAATTCGTGCAAGCGCATCCAGTCTTGCACAAAGCGCTCGCGCTCGCATATGTAAGCCTGATCCCGCAAACATTTATCGCGGTCCTATTCTTCTCACGCGCCGCACAAATGGCGCGCGCCAGAGAGTTATGGTGGACGACGATAATGTCCCTACTAATTTGCTGTATTGTTGCCGGCTTTCTCCCCGCACTTGGTGCATACCCATATCACCAAATGGAATCGCCGGAGGTGGCAGAAATCCTCTCGCTACGTAGTGGTGCTACACAATATCTCTCTGTGTTGATGGTTAAGGGGCTTATCGCGTTTCCTTCATTTCATATGGTCGGCGCCGTTCTCTTATCGTATGCCTACCGCTATTCAAAACTCTTTCCCTTGGTTGCTTCCCTTAATGGATTAATGATGATTTCCCTGCCCACCCAGGGAGGGCACTACCTAATCGATATGATCGGCGGCGCGTTCGTTGCGACATTCGCTATCTTTGCGTATCACAGGTGGATTAGTGCATTCGTGCGTGGCGAGAAATACAGGTCAGATCGTTGCGCGCTGTATCCGCCCCCCCACGACAGCGACAAGATCAACGACGCGATTCGAGCAGTGACCGATCGTTAGTCCGCGGCATCGAGAAGCGGGGTGCGGCTTTGGGCGCGCGCCTTGCCGATCGGCCATCAGAGCGCCAGAATCTCCGCAGCCCGACCTGCGGCGATCAGGCCGGCGGCCTCTAACGCCCCTCTGCTAGGTCAATGCTGCGGTAGCTTTCCATGCTCCACTCACGTAGACGTAAATCTTGAAATTGGTACTATCGAAGACCATCGGAACGGTGCCGGTCGGGATGCTGGCCGGCGTTCCAGTCGGCGTGCCAGCGCAAGTTGGAATACAGGTGAATCCGCCCGTTGCTGACGTCGAGAGTGCGGATCCGGTGCCGTTCAGGACCACGTTACCCCGTGCCCCAGTGCCAGACCCGGCGCCCGGCGTCAAGACCACGTTGCCGCCGTTGGCATTGCCGGTGCCACCTGTCCCGGCTGCACCGCCGACCAGCTTTGCGTCCCCACCCGGACCCGGCGACCCAGCGCCAGATGTGTTCCCGCCTGTGCCTGCCGTGTATGTCACCGCTCCGCCTGTGCCGCCGGTCCAACCAGAGGTTGCGGTTCCACCGGTTCCGGCGGCCTCTGTGATTGCCCCGCCGGTCTGCCCGTTACCGAAGCTGGCCGCGCCAGCATTGCCAGCTGTCACGGTAACGGCTGGACCGGGCGCTCCGTTTGAGTTCCCGGAAGCGATAGTCACGGCACCGCCGGATGATCCGGACGTAGCACCAGATGCGCCACCGGTCACGTTAACCGCACCACCCGCGTTGGAGCCGGAACTTCCGCCTGCCGCACCACCCTTGATAGTTGCCGCGCCGCCGTTGGTCGAAGATGAACCTGCGCCACCGGCCACGGTCGCCGTGCCGCCGCTACCGCTGGTACTCGTGCCGCCTGTCAAGGATGCTGGGCCGCCCGATCCGGTGGATGAACTGCTACCGCCAACTATGATCGCACCCCCGCCCGCGACAGCCGTGGTGGACGACGAGCCACCGGTGACTGTGGCGTCGCCGCCGGTCCCGCCATTCGTGCCGGCGATGCTCGTCGGTGTGCTGCTACTACCTCCAGCCCCGCCGCGCTGGGTAAAGTAGTTCGTGCCGTCGCTGACGATGCGCGCGCCCTGCCCCGTAGATACCGTCAGGCTGGATGCGCCGTCAATGGTCGAAGTGGTCGGCGTGATGGTCAGCGTCCCCGCACCACGATTCTGGACGTCCATCCACCAGTTGGCCGCGAAGTTACCGCCGCTCCCCGCCTGCGGCAACGTGCCGGCAATCGATGATGCATTCGTGTGCGTGACGAGCTTGCCGGCGTCGCCATTCACGTAGGTGTAAGTCGTCCCGGTCTGCGCATTTACGGTCTCGCCAAAGGCCGCATACAGCGTGTCGAAATACGTTTTCAGCGTCGCCTTGATATTCGCCCAGCTGAGTTTTTTCAGGATGTTGCTGGCTGCGCTGTCCATCAGGCCTACGTAGTCGGCGTCGACCGGCGTAGTCTTGGCGGCGGCGCCGTTGATCAGGGCGCCAATGGTCGTTGTGGTTTCGTCACCAGTGTTCGTGCCGCTGTTCGTGCCGGTGATATCCGAGGTCAGCGCCAGCGTGCCAGTGGTAGCCGGCGCCGTCAGCGTGACGGTTCCGAGCGCACCCGTGGCTGGCTGGACGGTAATGGTGCCGCTCGTGGCGTTCGCCAGCACCACCTTGCCAACAGAGGCACCTGCCACACCGAGATTCAGAGCCGAAGTTCCGTCCGTCGTGATGCCGGCAGCCACTTTGGTGTCAGCGGTCCCGGCGCCCAGTACGACAGCGTTGCTGGTGAGCGCCCCGCCCGTATGGGTAACTGTGCCCGTCGGCACGGCTCCGCCGTCCTTGATCAGTTTCCCAGTCGTGCCGTCGAACACGGCCAGGTGGCCATCAACCGCCGATGCCGGCCCGCTGGCGTCGCCGCCGCCGGTGCCGGCGCCGATAGTCGCACGCACGGTAGCTGCGTCGGCGTCGTCCAGAATCGAGCGCGCGAACGCTGTCATTGTGGTAAGCGATGCCGTGCCGGCTCCGGTGAAATACGGCAGTTGGTCTGCTGCCGAAGTGAGTCCAGCCAGCGCGGCAAGTTCGTCATCGTACGCTTGCACGTCGCTGCCGATTGCCAGTCCGAGTGCTGTGCGCGCTGCGCTGGCACTGGTGCCGCCGGTGCCGCCGTTGGCGACCGGCAGCGCCGTGCCAGAATAGGTCAGCGCGAGCGTGCCGGAACTGGTAACGGGCGAGCCGGAGACCGACAGGAAGTCTGGGGCCGACAGGCCAACGCTGGTGACGGTGCCGGATGTAGCACCTGGAGGTGTCGCCCACGTGCCATCCTCACGCAAATACTTCGCCGTGCCAGCGGTGCTACCTGGGTCGGGAACAATACCGGCGGCGTGACTCGCGCCCGAGCCGATCATTACCGGCAGATCAGCCGGGACCAGGACGCGGAACGACGGGGCCGCACTGCTTCCGGATGCGGGCCCGGCAAACACGGTGTTGACCGCTTGTGTCGCCAGGCTGAACGAGAGCGTTCCAGATGTAGTGACTGGCGATCCGCTGACGCTGAAAATTGCCGGCGCGGATAAACCTACGCTCGTGACCGTGCCCGCTGCTCCACCCGTACCGGTCGCGCTTGTACGATGGTCGGTGTAACTGGTGACCGTGGCCGTACCGGTAACGACCGTGTAAAGCGGGATCCGGCCAGATGTGAACGCACTGGTGTTCGCACTGACTACGCCTGCCGTTGTCGCCTCGACGTAGTTCGTGGCACTCGCCGTCAGCGCCACGATGCCGTTGGCAATCGGTGTCGGCGTACCCGCCACCAGCAGGGTGCCACCGTAGTAGCCCCAGGTGAGCGCAGCCGTAGTGCTGGCGCGTCGACCGAACAGCATCGCGGGCGATGCTGCGTCAAACATGGCGTTAGCGGTGACTTCCTTGTTCGCCTGGCTGGCGGAAATCAGATCAAGATTCGTCGTGCTGTTACTCATGAATGTCCCAAAAAGAAAGCCGCCCGAAGGCGGCCTGTGCGGCAGTTGTTAATGCAGACCGACTACGAGATGGTGCTCATGTGCCCGTGTATTTGTAGGCCCCAAGATCGAACGGGGAAGTGCGGGTAACGCCGCTGTAGTCTATCGCCGGCGCATAGGTCGCCAAGCCAGCACCGATTGCGGGCGATCCGGTATCCAGGTGATAGTCGCCAGAGCCATCGGCTTGGTAGTTGACGAAGCCCGGCGAGCCCGCCACGTCGTTGACGTGGGAAGACGTATTCAGAGACCAGTCCGTGCCATTGCCGTTGCTCAGATTGTTGCTCCAGATGTTGTGCGCGCCGTTATCGCCCGACTCCTCGAAGCCGACGCCCGTGTTCCCGTAGGAGATGTTGTTCGTGACCACCATGTAGTCGCAGGGCGCGCTCTGGTTCACGTAGTCGCCGCCACCCACAACGAAGCCGCCCGTGCCGTTGTGGAACGACGTGTTGTTGGTCACCTTCGTGTTGCGCACGTCGTGCCAGCCGTGGATGCCGTAGCCGGTCACGTTGCTGACGATGTTGTTCTCGATCTTCGCCTGCGCCGTGGTGAAGTAGATGCCCTGAACGAAGCTGCCACCCACGCCGCTGGCCGGGCCGATGTGATGCACGAGGTTGCGAGTGGCGCTGGCGCCATTCTGGCCGTAATAGCTGTCGCACAGGATACCGGCGCCGCCGCCGCTGTCGGCGTCGTGGTTGCGGTAGATGTGGTGCACATGGCAGCGCGTGACCAGAGAGTTCGTGCCGGTGACGTTGATGCCGACGCGCCAGAACTGCCCGGTCGTCGGATCGGTTGTGCCATCCACTTCGAAGCCGTCGATGGTGACGTAGTCGCCACGGTGGTCCCAGGCGGTGTCGCGGCTGGAATTGGCAGCTGGCGGGACGATCTTCACGCCCCACTGGGTAGCAGAGACAAACTTGATCGGCTGGCTCGAGGTTCCGTCGTTGGTGCCATAGATGGTCTCGGCATATGTTCCAGAGGCGACGGATACGATATCTCCGGCAGTCGCCACCGTAACCGCCTTCTGGATTGTTCGGAATGGACTGGTAGCGCTGGTGCCGCTATTGGAGTCGCTGCCTGTAGTGGATACATACAGCGTCGGGACGACAGGCCCCGTGCCGGCCAATTCGCCTACAAGGCCGAGTGCCGCATTACCCGGGTAGCCACGCCCAACGATCGCCGACAGTTGGTAGACGCGGACATAGACGGGATCGCCCTCCTCGTAGCCGTCAGCCGCCTGGTCATCGGCGCTGTATGTGACGGTCGGTGAAGTCAAGCCACTGAAGGTGCGCTTCACGGTCGTGAATGTCGCATCAACGATTTCGACCTCATAGACCTCTGACGCCTCACCAAGTGGCACGTCGACGTTGTTTCGCCATTCGCCGGAAATGCGAGTGCGCCGGACCCAGTTGATCATCAGGTTTCCATCCGCGTCCCATCCGCCGCCGATATGCACCGGAGCGTAGGGTTTGAGGCCCGCGCCGTCGTTGGTAAAGCTGCGCGAGCTCGTCCTGGCAAGCGTGCCGCCGAGCGTGACCGCCTTGTAGAGCTTGGCCACGTGCAGGTCCGCCGTCACGCCCGGGATGCGTATGATCGTGGAGGTGTTCAGGAGGATGAAGCGCTCCCCCCCGACGTGCGTGCCCATCGCGTACTCACTGCCGCGCATCCCGCGCAGGAACCCCGACACGGTGTATGTGCCGTCATCATTGAGTACCGCGTCACGGAAATGCACTATTTCGTCGCCGATGATCGCCGTCTGCGCGCCATTCAGGAAAGAGGCGTACGGCACGGACGATAGCGAGCCGCGCGTCAAGGTAACCTTGATGGTGTTGATCTCGTCGGGGATGTGCCCCCCGGTAAAAGTGCCGAGCGTGCCCAGTACCCGACCCATCGTGGCAGCCGTTGCCATGGTAGCGATCTGCGCGTACGTAGCGCCGTTGTCGTCCGAGCGAAAGAGCGCACACCCCGGCCATTTCGGATCAGGCGAGGTAACGGCGACGTAGTATCCAGGATTGTCGTCGGTGTCCCTCAACATGTTGATATTCACATGAGCTCCAGCGTGGTCGTTCCAGGGATGAAGACGGACTGCTGATTGGCCGGCGTCTCGATGGTGGAACTGCTCGACGTGTAGAAGGTCTGTCCATCGGCAACCGCCTCGCACTTCAGCACGCCATGCGGAGAACGCGTTATTTTCGTCAGGCGCATGCCATTCCCATTGATGATGATGTGGTCGGCCGGCTCAAGGTACGAGTACTTACGCGGCAGAGTGAACGAATACGCCAGGCGCTGCACCCACGAGCCCTGCAGGTTCACGTCGGCGATCTCCTGCGCCTTTGTATCCGTGAGCACCAGCGGCATTTCGAGGGTCGATTCGTTACCGCTTGCGCCGACAAGACGTTTCGCGCTCTTGGTGGCCGGCGAATAGTCCGTCGCAGCCAGCAGGTAGTTCACGTTCACCACGCGCGGCAACTCCACTTCCATTTGCCGCGTGGTCATCAGTGGATCACCCGCAGCCTCGCCTTCGTTCCGCGCGTTCAAGTCATCAGCGTCAATCGTGGCCACCGGGGCGCCGCCGCGCTTGACGTATTTGACCTTGCCACCGCTCTCGACCGCATCAAAATAGTAGGCAGGCCGCAAGGCATCGATTGCGTTCCGGACTGTCGTCTGACGCGCGATGGAGTAGCCGTCTACGATATCCGTCAGGGCGTCGACGTCGATTTGCCCGGTCGTCAAACCGGCTCGCTTGGACAGGTCGGACACGACATCCGCGAGCACCGCCCCGTTCGCGGTGGTCTCGCCCGCGGCGCCGATGAAGATCTTCATGATGTCACCGCCGCCAGTTATCACGCCAAGCCAGTCCGGCTCGGTTGGCAGTAAAAAGACGCGCATGGAGTTGTTAACGGGGATCGGCTCGCCATCCTGATAAGCCTGCGACACCGAGCCGTTGTAGAGAACACAGTCCTCAGGCTCCCAGCCAGAAGGGCTGAGTTTATCCGGGTCGTAGGCGCGAATGCTCATGTTGTCAACGACGTAGAACATATCCTGATCCGGGCTGTAAACCGCTTGCCCCTCACTTAAATCAGGAATCGCAAACCCGGCTGTGTCGACATACGCACCCATACCGTTGTACACGCCAGCGGTAAAGTCCACGATGATTCTTCGCTTGGAATCATACGCATCCCAGTAAATGCCGGGCACCGGCGCATAATTTGAATTTTGGGTAGAGAAACTGGCCGCCGCCGCATCGGCGCCCCACATCGGCATTAGGTCGCCGCCAAAACGTTCGCCTGTGGCCTCCCATTTGAATGTTGTCTGCGGGTTGCCTGTGCGACGTATTACGATATCAACGTCTTCGATTGCTGGGATGCCATCCACGTAACCATTTACGCTGTTACTCCATGATAGGTACTGAAACATGCCTTCAACATCATTCCACCATACATCCGCTACGGGTACTGAGACGACGGCACAGTGCGCCTCGCCGTCAACGCAAACAATGCCAAGCAGAGGCATGTCAATGGAATACACCCAGTCAATGAGGTTGACGGATACGATTCCTGTATCTCCATAGGTGATGATTTGTGCTCGCCCCTGATTATTCCAGGCCATTTTCCACGTGCCCGTACCAAGCCCGATAGCCGGCCCCGATACTCCCGTATCCGGATTGACACGATCCAGATACCATGTCGCCGTCTCGTCCTTATAGGTGTAGTAAATCCAGCCGGTCAGCGAGTCGGAGAAGACCCGTCCATACGCCGCGATATCACTGGCGGTATCCGCGATCTTGACCGGCGCCGGATCGTAGATGTGATAGGTATATCCACCCACGCTCACCGTGGAAGCCGGAACCGGGCATGTGTCTTTACTTGATGCGCCAATCTCGGCGGTGATGAAGGGCAGCGTATTGCCGTCCTTCGCAAGCGGGAAATGCTCGAACACGACATAGCACGTGCCGCGATACGCCGGAACGTTTCCGACGCCGAGATAGGATTCGATCAGCGGATCCGGCAACTGGTCTTCACTGCCCGTGTAGAAGCGCACCGAGCCGCCGCCCTCAAGGGTCGCGCCGTCCCAGATCAGGCGCTTTTCAGGCCCAGCCCACATGCGGCCGACAGTGGCCTCGCCCTCGCAGAAGGCGATGGCGAAGTTACCGTAGTAGCTGTAGGTCGTGACACTTGGACCACCCTTGCCGCCTGAGTTGTCTTCTTCCTGCACATAGTCGGATGCCCAGATGACGTTGCCGCCGAGTGCGACGGTACCGTAGACGATCGGGATCGGGCGGCCATACTCCGACGACTGCGGCTTCAAGTCGGTGAGGCGCGGTCCTTCAATCTCCTGCGGGAACAGCAGGCCCTGCACGCCGCTGCCGATACTGTAGGCGGTTAGTGCTGCAGCGACGTTCCCGCCCGTAACGACAAGAGTGGCCGCTGCTGCAATGGTGCCGACAACACTCATGCTTCTACTCCCGGAAAACGCCACACGCCGACGATGCGCGATAGCCACTGTTCGTCGAGTCGATGCTCGACCACTTTGTTAATGCCGGCGCCGTTGTACGCATGAATCAACGACAGTCCGCCATGCGCGTAATCTCCGACGATGGCGAAATGCTGCGGCTCGACCTCGAAGCGGATCCATGTCACGTCACCCGGCTGCATCGACGCTTTCGGCACGCGCATCAGGTGCGCGTCGAGTTCGCGCCGCATCTCGGCCGGCACCGGCAGGCGCCCGTAGTTCGCGAGTGCATCGACCGACATTCCGAGGCGTTGGCCGATAAGGATCGGCAGGCCCGCGCAGTCCATGGCTACGCCGCCGACGCGCGCCTGATGCTCCCAACGCGCGCCGAGTTGCGCCCTCGCGAGCGCGACAATCTGTGCTTTGTCCATCAGGCCACGCCTTCGCTGCCGCGCCGGTAAATCTTCGACTGCGGCAAGTTCGGGAAGCCGCGGAAATTCACGACGTTGTTGAAGCGCTGTTGGCACGTTTCGAACGCGCGATTGCAGCCAGCTGTCGCGGCGTAGGTATCACCGACGGCTATCTCGAACGGCATAGGCAGCATCAGCGTGATGACGCCTGGCGCATAGGCCTTCACCTCCATCGACAGGCCATCGTTCTCACCGGAGGTAAATGTCACCTTGCCGTGGTCGAAGTAGCCGGATGCGTTGGCCGGATGCGCGAGGCCGCCGCTGACGTAGGGCGAATACACCTGCAGCGGGTCTGTCACGCCGATCGAGCTATCGGCGTTGTAGGCGCGCGTGTCCAGCAGAATCCTGAAATGGTCCGCATCGATGACCGTGATCTGAAACAGCATGCCGTTCACGCTGTCGCCGCTGCCGGCGTAGAACACACCGTCTTTCGTGGCGCCATCGAGCGTACAGCCGACAATGTCCGACAACTGCACCGTGGCGTTCTGCGCGAATCCGTGCCCCGGACACGTCACCACTGCGTTTTCCGCCTGCGATATGCCGGTGATCGCCTTGGCGCCATCCGGGCCGGCCTCGGTGCGGGCAGCATCGTAGATCACGCTGTTCGTGCTGTTCGACCCGTCGACCGTGCCGGTAGCGGTCAGTGCTGACATGTCGACCTTGCAACGACTGTCGCCCAGGTCCGCGTTGCAGTCTTTCGTCATCAGACGGACGATCGTGCGGGTATAGGCCTGCATCAGCCCGCGCAATTCGGCCGTGAACTTGATGCGCCCGCCTTTCACTTCACCCAGCGTGCCGGTGCGCAGGATGTTCTTGCCCATCGTGAGGTCGTTGTAGTTGACCTCGAACATCTCGATCTCGGCGTAGTCCCAGGCGCCGGAATGGATGTCTGCGTCGGTGATCGCCGGCGAGGCAAGGAATCCATCGACTTCCAAATTGTCCGGGTTGAGTTCGGAGCTGTTCTCGACGTCAGAATCGAAGAAGCCGATCACCGACTGATAGGTGACGCCATCGATCATGAGATCGCGGTCCAACTTGGTGGCGGCGACGATCGTGCCGTTCTGCAGCGTCGCCTTCCAGCAGGTCGTGAGCGTGGTCACATCGCTGGCGTAATGATCGCGCAGCGCGGTGCTCAGGTTTTTCACAGGCGAAGCTCCGTAATAGGCAGACTGAACAGATGGAAATACACGTCCTTGACGTTCGCCGCGCCGCCGGGACCAGTTGCGCCGATGAACTCGTATCGCAACTGGTCCGTATCAAACCGCACCGGCGTATCGAATTCGCCGGTCCATGTCATCTCATCACCCAGGACATCGGTCACGATACCGGAGGTCGAATTGACCGTGGCTGTTACCGGGAAGCCCGCGTTATAGATCGTGATGCTGCCAGTGACGGGTTTCACGATCTTGCGCAAGCCATTGACGCCGCCGGACGGATACTGTTTGTACATCTGGTAGCTGCCAGAGACACCTGGGACCGCAACCAGCACGCCCATGCCCTCGTCACGATAGTCGGCCCAGTCCCTGAAACGAAATCCCTGCGCCTTACCCTGCCGCGCGTTGAAGAAATTCTTCATCGCCTGCAGGTCGTTCGGCATCATGCCCCGCTCGCCGAGTTCCCACTGCCCGAGCGGAAGCGACCAGTTTGCATTGCGGTATTCGCGGCCGGAATCGACCACGGTGACAGCCGTGGAGAACGTCGGGCCGCCCACCGTGCGATAGACGATCAGGTTGTCGTCGATCCTGACCTCGGCAAATCCTGTCATCCGTTCCTCCTGGTTGCGCGCTGGACGCCGAGAGCCGCCTGCAATGCGATCTGAGACTGCGTTTCACGGGTCACGGATCCGGCGACGGTGAAGTTGTTCGTCACATGCGCCGGGCCCTGCTTGAAGCCGCCGGAACGAATGCGATCGGCGTCGTATTTCGGGATGATCATCTCGCCCTGGTGGATTTGCGCGAGCATGTCCTGCGGCACGTTGTCGGTGCCAACATCGAGGCTGGCGAACCAACTCGCGATGCCGGACCAGAAGCCACCTTCAGAGGCTCCGTTGACCATCGTAATATCGGCATTGGCATCGACGGCTCCGCCGGCGGAACTTCCACCGCCAAACAGGCCGCCCAGGAACCCTCCGCTACCGAAAATCGAGCCACCACCGCTCGCACCTCCGCCGCTCATGCCGCCCATATTCACGCCGCCCTGCCCGAACAGCGATTGGAACAACTGCTTCCCAAGCTGCTCGGCCACCAGCTGATTAACCACGTTGGCGATGTCGTTGCCGAATTGCTTGAACGCGCTGCTGGCCGACTTCGAGCCGGAAATGATGTTTCTGAACAGTCCCGTGAAACTGCCTTGCAGGCCGCTATCGAGAGTCTGCTTGACGCGCATGTCATCGGGATTCATTTCGGACATCGTCGCGTTCGCCCGAGCCTGCGCCAGGTCGAGCGTCTTGAGGCGCTGGTCTTTCACGCCTTGCGGCGCGTCCGATGCCTCGATCAGCGCCTTTTCCTTGGCGATCAGCTCGTCGAGTTGCGCCGCTTCATCCCGGCGCAGTTTGAAAAGCTTCTGCTCGGCCTCGTACTTGGTCAAGTTGCCTGACTTGACTTCGGCATCGACCGCTGCTTCCTTGGTCTGCGTTTCCTCGTGCACCTTCTTGACCGCGTCGCCGTACTCTTCCCATGCCGCGGTCAGTTTGGCGATGTCGATCACTTTCTGGGCGTTAGCAATGTACCCTGCAGCTCCCGGGGCATCGCGGTTCGCCTCAAAGTAGGCCTTCTCCTTTTCGGCTCGCTGGACGTCGCGCGCACGCTGGGCTTGATGCCGCTTCCCTTCTGCCTCAAGGATTTGCGCATCGAGAGCCAAGCCTTTTTCCTTGAGCTCGTTCAGGTCCTTCTCGCGCTGGACCGCGACTGACTTCTCGGTATCCGCCAGGTCGCGCTTACGTAATTCGATCTCGGTGCCGGCCCGGTTCGCGCCGGCGCGGTCGCCCTGACGCTGGTACGCCGCCCTTTCGCGCTCTAGTTCGGCAATCTGCGCGTTGATGCTCTTGCGCATCGTGGCCAGCTTGTCGTCGTAGTAGTCGTTGATCGAAATCTTGTTGGCCTTATAGAGCTCGTCCTCCGCCTTCATGTGGCGGGCGAGTTCGTCCTCTTCGAGACGCAGGTCGTTCTTGGCATCGTCGAGGTTGATGTCGTAGTTGGCGAAGCGGCCGCCAGCCTTTCCGCCGCCGACCAACTTCTCGGCCTCCTCCTTGTTCTTCTTAATTTGCGCGGCGATTTCCTGCTCACGCTTGACCTGTTCCTCGGTTGCCTTCGCGGCCGGCGAAACTTCCTCGCCGCGGTCCCAATCGCCGGAGGCGCCGCCGCGCACGCCCCTGGTCGCCGGCTTAGCGCCGGCATTACTTAGTTCAACTAGCTTATGGATGCGCGCCCGGTTGTTTGCCTCGACCTGAGCATCCGCCGCATCCTTCGACAGGAAGCCGAAGAACTCCTTCGTCCGGATCCACATGTTTTTGAAGTCATTGACCACGCGATCCGAAAGAATTGTGGCCCAATCACCGACAGAGCGGCCGAAGACATTGAGTTTCGAGATCCAGTCGCCGAGACCAAGCTCCCAGGCAGCAACAATCGCAGTGACGATCCATCCGAGCGGCGTGAATCCACCGAGAATCATGCGTACAACAACGGCGATGAACCGCCCTGCTTCAGCAATGACGCCAGCGAAGCCCATGAACAAGGAGCCGGCCTCCATGACTGCCTTGCCGATCAGGCTCACCAAGCCGCCGAACGTCACGCCGAACAGCGTCTTCAGGCCGGCCAGGGCGAGACTTACGCCGGCCGCCGCGCCGACTAGCCCAAGCAGGAAGCCAAAGACAGGGTGATCGGACGAGAACTGGCCCAGCACCTGAATTATCTTCGTGAAGCCCTCCAGCAATGGATTCAGTACCGGCAAAAGGGACGTACCGATAGCAATAGCAAGATCATTGATCGCTTTGTGGAAGCGCTCCCAGTTTGCGGCGGACAGCTTTTGGCCATTTGCGACCTGCTCATCCTTGCCGGCGGCCTGATTGATGTTGGCCGAGTCCTTCTCGATCAGCTCCTTCTTCGACAGCAGCTGAAAAGCAGCTTCAGCCGCGTTCCGGTTCGGGAACAGGACGTCAGTCTTCGCCTTGACCGCATTTAGGTCGTCCATATTGACACCAGCTGCGATCAACGCTGGTCGAAGGTATTCGTCAACCCAGCGCTTGAAGTTCTTGCCGACGATCTCCGTACCCGCAATGGCACCAGCCTGGATGCTTGTCACGCGGTTCGTGTTCTCGTTGACGTTGACCTTGCCCGGGTCAACGAGGCCGAGCTTCATCCACTCGTCGCGGTTCTTTGTCGTGATCGCGTTCGACTTCGTGATGCTGTTGACGAACGAAGTCAGCATCGTGCCGACACGGCCACCGGTGCCACCGCCGATCGTGTCCTGCTCGATCATCGCCGCGAACGTCACCAGCGCCTCGTCGTCCATCGTGCGACCAAGACCGCCCTTGGCGTACGTCAGGTTGCCGAACAGGTTGTTCGGGTTCACGCGGCCCTGCGTCGCGGCAACGATCTTCGTGACGAGGTTCTGCTGCGCCTCCATGGCGGCCGGGTCCATAGTCACGCCGCGGCCTTCGAGGAACTTGGCAAAGTTCAGCGTGCCCTGCTCGTCGAGTTTTTTACCGCTCGGCATTGACAGGTTGATGGCAAAGACGGATTGCGCGAAGCCTTTCAGGCCCTCCGCCGCCTCGTGCGCGCTGCCGGTGGCATTGCGCAGGTCGATCGCCATCTCCAGCAGTTCGTTTTGGTCGAACTGGGCGAAATCGCGGCCGGTTTGGCGAACCGATTTGTGGATTGCATCGCTCTCGTCTGGCTTGAGCTTCATATTGCGCAGGCGGTTATCCGTGCGCTCGTATTCGGCCGCTTCGCTGACCGACTCTTTCAGGCCGTTCGCAATCTTGTGCGCGGCCCACATCTGCATCGTCCCTTTGAGCGTATCGGCCAGGGTAGTGACATGCCGGTTAGCGTTCTGCGCGCCGTTGCCGATGTTGTTCATGGCGTTGGCCGCGCCGCCGCCGGCCGTCCGCGCTGCGGTGTTCAGGTTATTCATGCCACCGACAGCGCCCGCGACGTGCGTCATCAGGTTCTGCAGCGCGGTATTGAGCTGGGTGATCGTATTGTTGAGCTGCGTCGTGCCGCCGACAGCAGCGTTCGCGCGCGTGCCGATGTTGCCAACGGACGTGGCGACGCCGGATGCGTTGCTTTTCACGATCCCCATTGATGCGCCGAGCGCATTCATTGCCGCCGCAAACGACGATACGGCGCCGGAGTTGGATGCGGCTGCGGTGATGCTGGAAATGCCCTGCGCAGCGCTGTCCATGCGTGCCTTGGACAGCGACAGGGAGGATTGAACCTCCTTCATCGCGGCGGCGAACGCCGACATCTTGCCAGCGGCATTTGACACTGCGGTTTCCAGCGTGCCGAGCGTCGAAATGAACGCCTTGACCGGTGCACTGGCAGTATCGACCAGGTCCAGGCGCATCTCAATGTTCATCGATGCCATAGAGCGTCATCCGAATTGTGTTACATTTTGAATAATGCAAGAACGTCTCGCCGACCTGCTCAAGCTGTTTTTGCTCGCCCTACTGCTTTATGCGTTCGGGTGGTATCTGTCGCGCCTACCGTTCTGGTATGCGGTGTTCATGGCTTTCTTTTGCCCGGTCGTCGTCATCGTCGGAGTTCGGAAATACCGGGAGGCCGAGCAACAATTACGCATCTCCGATGTGTCGCACCTATCCCCGCTGGCGTACGAGGCCTATTGCGCACTGCTACTACGCGACGCCGGCTGGCAGGCACATAAGACAGCGAGGCGAGATCAGGGCGTCGATGTGATCGCAGCCCTGCGGGGAACGAAAGTCGCCATCCAATGCAAGATGTACACGCATCCGGTCGGGAACCGAGCTGTGCAGGAGGTTGTCGCCGGACGCCTGCACTATGGCGCCGACATGGCTGTCGTCGTCAGCACGGCGCCGTACACGTACGCGGCCCGCGAACTCGCCGCCAGCACTAGAGTGCTGCTGCTTCACCATGATCAACTCGCAAATTTGGACGAATTACTAGGGATCAGATAACAACAACGGAGGCCAAGATGAAGTCAATCGTCGTGCCAATCATGTTCCTCGTCGGCTCGCAGGCTTATGCAGAAACCATCCACATCAACAACCTATACGGTTGCGATACTGTTGACGCGCAAAAGCTGAAACTCAAATTTCTGAAGGCGGCAGTAAATTGCCAATCCGGCGGCTGCAAGCCTGGAACGGCCGAAATCAGCTACGCGAACTACAACTATATTCAAGAAAACCACTGTCGCCGGATCCCGGCCGGTGACTACAAGGTACTGGCTCAAGCGCCAGTGCCCGGCGGCCGAGTGGTTCGCGTAAAAGCCGACGGCCAGCTTCTATGGGTGCTTGACTAGCCCCCGGTCAGCGTCTGGATCGCATCCTTGATCGCGTCACCCTCCGCATTCGCAGCCATCCAGCCGTGGGCGAGACGCTGCGCTGCCTCTTCCCGATCGAGCACACTCCCCTCGCGCAGGAACAGCTTGATCTGGCTCAGGGTGTAGCCGGGGATGTCGCCCCATCGGTGGCCGGCGCGGATAAGGCGGGCGACGACGGCGCCCCAGTCCCACTCACGGCTTGCGTGAGGCGCTGCAGAACGGGAGACATCCGCTGGACGAAAAAATCCCGGTTCACCTGGATGACTGCGGCCATCAGGTTCAGGCCTTCGTCGGATGGCAGCGTGTCGAACCACTCACGCTTTTTCTTCGCGGCCAGGCACAGCAGCTGCAGCAGGTCTTCGCCGCCGGCCGACGCGATCTCGATCAGGTTGCCACCCTCGATCACTTCCTTGATCGAGGCAAAGCACTTGGCTACCTTGGGCAGCTGGCCGAACACGAACGGGGAAACGGTGATCGTCTCCCCGCCAGCGACGACCTCTTCGCCCGGGAACAGGGCTTTCAGGTCTTCGCTCATGGGTTACGCCTTGGTGATGGTGAAGAACTGCGACAGCGGAGAGTCTGCGGTCGGCAGCGGCTTGGCCTGGTCCTGCAGCAGCATGCCATCAAGTTCGAAAGACATGTGCTTGCGCTCGATCATGTTCAGCGTTTTCGCCATATCCGGCGCCCACTGGTAGCACTCGACCTTGATCGGCTGGTTCGAGTTGGCCGTGTTGATGCCCAGCAGCAGGACCGAGAACACGGGCTGGTTGTTGGTGAAGGCTTCGACCTTGCCGCTGTAGGCTGCGTACGTGTACGACGCGGTCGTCGTCATCGGGAAGCTGGCCGTCGACGTCGCCAGGATCGTCACGGCGCCCAGGCGCTCGTCAACGGTGAAGTCCACGCCTTCCGTCAGGCCGGAGATGGTCACGCTCGACACGCCCGGATTGGCCAGCGGCGCCACCGAATCGGCGTACAGCACGAGCGGCTCGCCGGAAACGGTGCCGGCGTCTACGGCGCCCGATTGCGTGCCCCAGATCGCGCGCTCCCAGTTGTCCAGCTTGATGTTCAGCAGACGCATCTTGACCGAGATCGACGTTTCGGTCGGGATGTGCGCCGCAGTCAGGCCGAGGCCGGTCTGGCTCTCGTTGATGTCCTCGAATTTTTGCTTGGGGTCGATCACAAACATGTCGGCGTCGCCCACGGGCTTGTAGCCGCCGGTGAGCGCGCCGTTCATCGTGCGCGGCGCCAGGAACAGCTGCCCCTGGAACAGGCCATAGGAATTGTCGTTGTATGCCATGGTGTTTTACCTTTCGAGGGGAGTTGGTTAGGCGGCCGAGATATCGCGGTCCGTTTTGGCGACGATCTTGATCACGTTGCCCGAGGTGCCGCCCGAGGTGACGGTGATGCCAGTCACGTCGACGAAGACTTTCGTGGTGTCGGACAGGTTCGTCTCGGTTCCGTCGGTCAGCGTCGAGATCGATACGGTCAGCGTCGCGGTCGTGCCGTCGAACTTCTTGCCAGTGATCGACAGCGCAGTCGTCGCGGTCAGTGCGCCTACGTTCTTGGCGACCAACTTGGCGCCGGAATATTTGGTTTTGTCGATCGCGGCCAGGTGCGTATAGGTGCCGGTCGTGGCGCCCGTGACGTTCACGCGGGCGATATCCAGATCGGCGCCGATGAAAATATTTTTCGCCGACAGCGTCTTGAGGTGGTCGGTGAATGCGGCGTGGAAGCGCAGCGTCGGACCGGAAGCATTCAGCGTCGACAGGTAGCCGTCGAGGTTGACGGCGCCGGCGTAGCGCTTCACGTGAGTGTCCAGCGCCTTGATCATTGCACTGATGCCCGGGATCCCCAACAGGAAGCCGGTGGGCACGACGGGATGCGATTCGTCGAGGTCACGCGCGGCGGGCAGCAAGTCGGCGGTCACCGCCTCGTCGTCGGTGTCGAGCAGGTACTGCGCGATACTGCCGGAGCCCGACAGGACGGCGTTGCTTGCGGCATCAAGGCCGGCGGTGAACGAGCTGTCGAAGGCCGGATCGCCGACCGACATGGCGGCGAAGCGCGCGAGCTTGTCGCCGATGGCCTGGAGGTCGGAATTGCTGATGAGAGGCATGGTATTTCCTTATTTACGAGGTAGAGAAACCCGCTCATCGCGGGCGGGATGCTGCTACATGAAGCCGTCGATGGTGTAATGCTGTTCGTACGCGAGGCGGTCCGGATAGACCATTGCGAGCTTCTGGCCGATGTATCGCCAGCGGTTGCCGGAAGGTGCTGCGAGTCCGTCGCCGCGCACCGCTTTGATGACGGATTCAAGCAGCGGGAACTGCGCCGTCAGCAGATCGTCCTGGCTCAGGTACGGCACGTAGATCACGACACTGAAAACCAACTGGATGTTTTCGCCGTTCGGGATCAAGCCGCCGCACCCGCCGGACTGCGACGAGCCATAAGGCGACTCGTCGACCTGATCCTTGCCGAACATGATCCAGGCGGCCGGCAGTGGAATCTTGGTCATCGCTGGATCTGCTCCGCGACCACCAATAGCCAGGCCGGCCCGTCCCTCGAATCCCGCGACCGATGTCACGCGCTCGACTAGGTCTTCGGCGATGTCAGCTATCATTCTTGCGTTCCCTTTCCGGCGTTCCCGGTGTTCGTTCCGCCAATTCACGCCGCACCGCACGAACGCCCAACGTCGCTCGCACGACGAAATCGGCCTCGTCGTCCGGCAGTTCGACGACCGATCCGGCCGGGTGGCGGATTACCTTGCCGTCCTTGTGCTGGTCGTGGTTTTGAAACAGGCGCACCGTTTTCACAGCAGCGCCTCGATGAATTGGACGGCCGAGAACTCCATGCCCGCGATATCCCCGTCGGACCAGCCCATGAACGGGCGCGCCGCCATGCGCTCCGTACCGTCCTGCAGGTAGCTCGCGTACGGCACTTCGGTGCTCACCGACACACCATCGGACGCCGAGTGAAATTTGATTGAATTGAGCAGCGTCCCTTCGTCCCACAGCAGACCTTGGCCCGCGTTGCCCTTGTGCGTCCGGTACTTCTCGGTGCGCGGCATCCACGGCGACCAGGGCGCGTTGTCCGGATCCTGCTTGGACTGCTGGATGCGCTGCTTCACGGATTGCTGCGCCGTCTTCCCGACCGACGCCATCCAGGGCGACATGTTGAGCATCGCGAGCCGGTTCAGCCCCGCAAGCGCCTGCGCCAGATCGATGGTCATCATTTGAGAGGCGCTCCGCAGTCAGGGCAAAACGAAAACATCGCGCACTTCTCTTCAAGTAGTTCACGGTCAGTCTTTGCTCGACCTTGTGCTACTACGGACGGCCATGCACGAGGGTTTTTTGCCCACTCATCGAATTCTTTCCGCGCAAGTGCGCCCGCATCAGACTCTTCCGACGCGTAGACAAATTCACCGCCACCGGAATAGACGCCGATAACGTGGTCACATGCTTTGGTCATATCGTGATCAACCTCAAGTGCGCGACGTAGCCAATGCTGGTGAAATCCGGCGCGTCGACGATGTATCGGATTCCGTTCTCGTCCTGCACGACGTCGTCCTGCTTCAGCGTGCCCTCGGGTAGCGGAATGAACGTGGTCCAGTGCGTGATCGCCTGTCCCATCGTGGTCGCGTACTGCGATTGCTTGATGTCCTCGCGCTTGAACTGCATGAAGCACGGGATGCCCGTGGCGTAGAACTCGATGGACTGATCGCCGCCGTCATACGAGCCGCGGCCAATGGCGATCACGTGGTTCGTCTGAACCGCCTGAATCGGCAGGTTCGGCTGCATGTCGCCGATGTAGAACGTGCCCGCGGGTCCGATCAGGATGTCGCGCGGCTGTAGCAGGCGGCCGTCGGCGTAGCAGTACCACGTCGGGGTCTGGTACTTGTTCGGGATCGCAAACTTCTTCTCGGCGGCCAGCGCGACCGGGATGCGAGCGATCTTGTAGATATCGTCCGTGACGGCGATCGGCTCGTCAAAGCGGTAGACGTCGTACATCGAGCCCTGGCGTGCCGCCAACTTCGCATAGCCCGCGTAGATGAGGCCCTGCAGGCGGGCACCGGTCATCATTGCAGCATTCCCGTGCGCTCGGCCGCCAACTCTTCGCCCGTCTCCGAGTCGCAGAATTTCAACGCGCCATCACGCCCGATCATTTCGGCCGCTGCCCATGCTGAATTCCATGCAACAGTCGCCCATTCGGCGCCGCCAAGGCGCGGGGCGTTTGGATGCATGAAAATGGACTGGCTCTCAGACATCAGCTTATGCAGGCGCGCGAACAGCTCATTTTGCTCAGGAGTCCAGTCATCCGGCGTATCGGCATTCATAGATTGGCCTTCCAAAGGTTATGCCCGCACCAGACTGATTCCATTGCCGCTGCCCAGTCCAGGCCCAGGCGGCACTCCGAGAAACGCACACATGCGCCGGCAGACCGACTTGAACAACCGCTCGCGGTCGCTCTGCTCGTTGGCGTTGCGCTCCCAGACGGCCGCCTTGTTCGTGTCGAGGTTGTCGCCGACGGTCAGGATTGCGGCTTCAAGCGCGGCGATCGGTGTCAAGAACGTATCGATCAGGACGGTTTCTTCGCTCTCGGTCATGTGGTCCAGGCGACCATCCAGTGTCAACGCGTTCAAGCCATCACGAGGACCGGCGTGGAAATACACTGGGTCCGAGTAGACCACCACGCTGGCGTCACCGGAGACCGGATATCCGGCCCAGCGACGGACATTGACCTTCTGGGATTCGGTGAGCATGGTGTGGCCTATTCGACCGTCTTCGACTTGCGACCGGGACGACCAGGCTTGTCGGCCGCTGGCGCATCGACCGCTTCGATGGTGTCGGCTGGCGCATCGGTGGCGCTGGCGGGCGATTCGGTAGCGCCGGCCGCATCGTTGGCGCCCGAGACTTCCGGCGGTTCGCTGGTGTAGTGGCCCGACTTCAGATATTCCCGCGCATCGACCGCTTCGATGGTGTGGGCCTTACCGCTCGGGTCATAGACGGTCATCATCATTTCGATTGTCCTGTGAAAATGGCGGGCAACCTGCGCCCGCCACCTGTTAGTAATCGCCCAGATAAACCCAGGTGATCGTGATGTTGCCGGCCCACGTCATCGTCGCATCCGCGTCCACATCCGTCGTCGTCGCGAAAGCCGAGTTCAGATAGACGTCCTTGTGGGTCGAGTGCCCGTCAAAGTGCGCCGATGCTGCCAATGCTGCGCCAACCGCCGCGGCTGGCTCGTTGATCACTGTGGAGGTGACAAACGCGGTCGAAGGCAGCAGATCGACCATCGTTGACGTGAGCGATACGTTGGACGCGGCGGCAGTACCAACGGCGACTGCGCCAGTCACGCCAGAATTCAGCGTGCCCGCAATCGCGCTGGTCGTGGTGGGCGCCAGGGACGCTGTGACACCCAGAACGAGAATACGGCCCTCGGGGAACGAATAGATCTTCGTGCCCTGATACTCGGTGCCATTGACCACCGCTTGCGCCAATGCTGCCAGCGTCAGCACGGTCTGATGGACGACGCCGTTGCCGTATTCGGTTGCGACCACCTGGCCGGACTGCGCCAGGGCCGCAGGCACCAACCCGACCCCTGCTGCGGTCGTGGTTGGCGTATCGCCGGCATCAGACAGCAGAACGCGACGCCGTTGGACGACGTTCTCGTTGACTGCGACTTCCGCCTCGATGTAGCGATCGGTCACGATCAGTCCTTGGCGATGAAGGCCACGAAGTTAATGCCGGTGGCGATCGTGCCGGCCACTTCCGTGTAGATGCGCACGTAGCGGTAGATCGTGCCGTTCTGCTCGTTGCGGAACGGGACCACGAAGCGGCCGGTACCGGTGTCGGCATCGGCCGGCGCGGTGGCGTTGCCCAGTTCGATCTGAGCCAGGGTCACGGAACCGGACGTCATGGCGGCCACGTTGGAGCCTTCCAGGCAGACGAGGTAAATTTCGTCGTTGGAGGCCACTTCGACAGCCGAGACGTCCAGCACGAGATAGCCATCCACCAGGCCGGCGCCCAGATCGAGGATCGTGGACTCGGTGGTGGTGGACGCAACCAGACCCGCCGCTTTCAGCAGCAGCGCGTTGTCGTAGGTGAATTGCGAGTACAGATTTGCCATGATGCTTTCCTTTCAGTTGGCGGTTAGGCGACGACGGCGGCGTCAGCGATGGACCACAGACGCGTCACCGCACGGCCATTGAAGGCAGCGATGCCGTTGTACCATTCGACGCGGGTGCGGAACACAGGCGCGGTTTGCAGTTCGCCCAGGTCGCGGACGTCGATGTTGCCGTTTTGCAGACCGACCAGGCCTTCGTTGCCCATGCTGACCACGTAGATCGAGGTGCCGGTTGCGGTACCGGAAGTGCAAGCCTCGGTGAACGGCAGGATGGCGGTGTTGGTGTGATCCAGGTCGACCGTCAGGATCGGCAGGTCGTTGTACTTGGTCACCGGACGACCGAACGCGTCCTTGTCGTAGGTCACGAAGCCGCCAATGGTGTAGGTGCGTGCCGCCGTGGTCAGGCGGCGCACCATGGCTTTGTTCATGATCAGGTGCGTCGGGTTCAGCGTCTGGTCGATCGCCTCGTCCAGCTTCGCCAGCGACAACGCGGAGCCGTTGGCGGTCGAACCTGCGGCGATCAGCTGCTCGCCAGTCACGCGCACTTGCAAGCCATCGAACTCGCGAGAATCGGAGGCGGTGTCGCCCTTGATGAACTTGCGGGTCCAGGCCAGCGACAGCGCGCGGATCTTCATCGCTTCGTGCACGGAACGCTGGTTGGCGCCCATGGTGTCGATGATGAACTTGTCCACGTCCAGGTCGCCGCCGGCGATCACCAGCGATTCGGTGATCGGGTTCAGGATGCCGGTGGATGGCGTGTAGGACTCGTTCACGCCACGGAAGCCGACGCCAGGCAGCGAGCTTTCGCGGTTGTATTTCAGGGCGTTGCCGCTGATGTTCTCGAACGGCAGGTTCATCAGGATGCTGGACGAGCCGGCATACAGTTCGATGATTGCGGAACGCAGCACATCGCCAGAAACCAGCTTCGCTGCTTCGACAAGAGTCAGAGCCATGTTATTTCCTTTCTTTGCCGCATTCGCGGACGGGTGGGTTTGCTGTGTATTGGCTATCCGGCCTGTGCACCGCTCGTCATCCGAGTCGCGGCAATGAAAAGGGCCGCCCGAGTTGCCTGGGGCGGCCCGCTAACTACTGTCCTGCAAGGGGTGTTCTTACTTGGCTTGTGAGCGCGCGGCGTTCATGCGCTCGACTGGCGACAGGCCGGACAGGTCTTTGCCGCCACCTCCGCCGGCGCCTTGGTGCGCGCCGCTGCCGGAAGCGCCGGAGCCCTTCAGGATCGAATCCTTATGCGTGTACGCGCCGACCATCACCTGGATGGCTTCTTCGAAATCGGCGTGTTCGCCGTGGCGGGTCGCGGAAAAGATCGGGTTGCCGTCGGCGCCGAGGGCGATCAGCTTGCCGTTATCGACCTTGAAGCGCTCGCCGAATACCTTTTGCGCGATGTCCGCAGGGATGGCCAACTTGTCAGCGATGAACTTGGAGCCAGCGAAGCTGCCACCGATGATGTGGCTATTCAGCTGACCGGTCAGCTTGGCGATCTCTTCGCCCTGCGCCTTTTCGCGCGCTTCAGCGGCGCGGGTGGCCTCGGCTACGGCCTGCTTTGCGGATGCCGCAGCAGCATCCTTGATTTCCTGGACTTTGCCGGCGGTGATCAACTCGCCGTCCTTGATGTTCTTGACGGTCTCCAGTGCCTTGCGAGCGTCGTCGGGATTCTCGATCCCCTCGAAGCCTTTCAACTTGGCCTCGGCCGCTTCCTTCGCTTCTCTGTGGGATCGAGCTTCCCCGTTGAGCCGGCCGATCGTCGCGATCGTGTTGTCCGCGTCGAACGCGGCTTCGCGGCCGTCAGCGTAGACAAAAATTGGTAGCTTCTTCTCGGCATCCACTGCGATGGTGCCGTCGGCATTAAATTTAAATGGCATTATCAGACTTCCCGGGCATCCGCCCATCAAGGTGGCCTTCCGGCCGTGCACCGCATCGCGTCCGCTAGCGGCATGAAAAAAGCCACCTGGTTGCCAGGGTGGCCTTGGTGTTCCGTGTTACTGCCTATTTCGTCTGGTTCGTCATTGCGGCGTCGGCACGGCCGGTGTTTGGGCATCAATCAGCTTTTTCTCGTCCTGCCAATCGATGTCTGCCGATACGATCCCACGACGCTGCATCTCGGCAAAAAACGTCTTGTCGCTAATCTTGCGCTCCTTGGCGGAGTCCAGCAGGATCTGCGTCGATGCATCAGCGAGCGAAGCGGCACCGAAATCTTTGAACAGCCGTACGCTGCCGCCCGACGTCTCGCCAACCCACTGTGCCTTTATATGCAGCCCTTGATTGATCGCGTCCTCGATGTTGTTGGCGACTCGATGCAACGCGCACATGCCGACCGCATTCTCGGTGGCGGTCTGCGTCGCCGTGATCTTCCCCGGACGCAGAACCAGCAACTCGGCGCCCGACTGGCGCATGCGCTCTTCGATGGACTCCAGCTCGTTGGCGCCCGCGTCGATCGCCTTACCCGTGTGCTCGACCCACTTCATGTCGCCGCCGGTCGGGATCTTGACCGCGCTGGCGGCGCCGACAGTCATCTCGAAATCGTCGTCGACGCCGATGACGGCCAGGATCGGCACCCGCGCCATGTGCAGAATGGTCTGCTGGTCGCTGGCGCACTGCCAATGCGCGACGTTGAGGTTCGCCACCTCGATCAGCGGCGGCCGTCCTGTCATGAAGCCCGTGCGCTGGCCATAAACTGGGACAAACGGGATGATGTCCAGGCTCGTCGTTCCGCTGTCGTAGAGAGCCCATTCCTTATTCTCGTTCTGGCGGTGGACTTCCCAGGCGCCGGGCGTCAGCACGCGCACCTGGTTGACCGACTTCACGCCGTATTCGCCATCCGGCTCGTCGACGCACTCCATCAGGCGGAGCTGGGTCAACTTCCACATGCCGTCCTGGTACTCGTCGCGCCATCCAAGCACCTGCCAGGGATGGATCTGGATGAAGTACGGTCGCACGCCCGCGGCGATTTCCGCTGCGCGCGTGGGGTAAAGCAGCCTGCCGTCCTGATCCTGCGTCTTCGGGTAGTCAACGAGGATGCCGCCGATGCCATACCCGAGCGCGGATTCCATCAGGTCGGCGGCGAATGCATCGATGTTCCGGCCACGCAGGTCGATGTCCTTCGTCCACTCGGCGATATTGGCCGGCACGTCATCGCCCAACGTGATCGGCTCGGCAAACGGCTTGCCGGTCAGCGTGTCGACCGTGCGCTTGTAAGCCGGGAACAGCACGGCGGATGCCAGGCGGCAGTCGTACGCCCGCTGATCCTCGTTCGGCCACTTCGGCAGATACTTCTGCCCTGCCTCGCGCATCGCCCTGGTTCCACCGAGCAGCGCGCGCGCCAATTCCCAATCCGGCTCCATCGCCGTGACGGAACTGGTCTTTGTGCTGACGTCGCTCATGATTTCCTTTTACATTCGCAGCGGGGTGACTGTGGCGACGCGCTGCACGATCAATTCGGCAAAGGCGCGCGATAGGCCGTCCACTTGGTCGTCGTTCGCCCCATTCGGGAAAGCGCGAAGCTCGTTGATGAACGCGAGATTCCAGTCGCCGCGCAACATCGAGACGTTACCTACGTTGACCTGCGCCGCTACTGGCTCAGCGCGCGTGACCTTGTCGCCGGTCTCTGGCGACGTGACGACGGTGTATCCAACCAACGAGCGAGTGAGGTACAGAACTTGCGTCTTGCCGGCCTGCCCAGGGTCTTGCGGAATACTCTGCTTCGTCTTTTTGCCATCCAGCGCCGCGGTGTTCACCAGCGCCGCGTCACGGAGTTCCGGGCCCACGCGCAATCGAACGACATCGGCGATGATGAAACGGTTGTCGGGCAGTCGGCCAAGCTTCACGCCGGCGGTGTAGTCGCCGTCCGTCGTGCTCGCCAAGTCCCAACCGCGCACCCACTGGATTTGCCCTTCCGGCAGTGCATCTATCACGCTGATCTGATCCGGCTTGAACAGATCGCCGTCGAGCGGTGTCGGCCGCTGCTGATACAGCGCCGCCCAGGTGCGCGCGTTCTGTTCGAACTGCGCCCAGTGCTTGCGATCGAACCATTCCGGCCAGAGATACTCGCCCTGCTTCCGGTCAAGCGGGTCGTTATCGACCTCGCATCGCGCCTGGAGGCACAGCACCTCCCACTCGTTGCCGTCCTTGCACAGGATGCGCCCGCTTTCGCCCTTCCAGTCCGACGGCAGAATGCGGCCGGCGATGTCATCCTCGTGCCATCGGGTCTGGATCAACACAATCCAACCGCCTGGAATGAGACGGGTCTTCAGGTCGTCCTCGTACGCATCCCACGTTTTCGCGCGGACCGTCTCAGAATTGGCCTGTTCGCGGCCCTTGATCGGGTCATCGATGATGATGCCGTTGGCGCGGTTACCGGTGATGCCGGACAGGATGCCGCACGCCATGTATTCGCTGCCGTTGGTTAACGCGAATTCCTGCGCGGCCTGCGATTCGTTCGCGAGCTGCGTATTGAAAACGCCCTTGTATCGCGCCTGCCGAAGAATCGACCGAGTGCGGCGCCCCATCTTGCGCGCCAGATCGTCGCCATAGCTCGCCAGGATCAGCTTCCGGCCACCCTGCTCGCCCAAGTACTTCGACGGGAACACGACCGACGCATACGTCGATTTCGCGCTTCCAGGCGGCATGAAGATCATCATGCGTCCGTGTCGCAACTTGCTTACCGCGTCGAGCTTTTCCAGCAGCAGTCGGTGATGGTGCGCGATCGTCGTTTCGACCGGCTCGAAAATCTCGCTATCTGGATCATCGCCAACCGGCCGACCTGGAACGTCGATCGCATTGACGTAGTGCAGGATGCTCTCGCGCGCCCTACGCCGGATCAGAAGTTCCTTCGCCGCGGCCTGTTGCGATGGCAAGGAGTTCATCGTCGGTCATGTCCTGCAGTTTTCGGGATTCGGTCTGGATCGGGCCGCCGTTCGGGCCGCTGATTTCGGTGCGGTCCTTGAACATGCCAAGGTGGCGAGCGACTTTTTCCAGCGCCGCCATCTGGTCGTGCATCTTGACCTCCAGTCCATCCTTGCCGAGCTTCACGCCGGCGTACATCAGCCTGGCGCCGCCCTTCAGGTTGCGCGTGTCCTGCACGTGCATCGAGCCCTTGCCCTCGCCCTTACACTCGGGGCACTCGGGATTCGCGGCCTTGAGCTTGTCGAAGCCGAAACCACCTTCGCAGGTCGGCTCGGCGTTGTTCTTCTTCGCCGCCTCGATCTTGGCAGCCTCGAATTCCGCTTCCGTCCAATGGTAAAAGTGATCGATGCCCCAGCAGTGACGGCAACAGTTGCGACGGTACTGAACAAGGTCGTTCGCGTCAGCGGTGGCGATCTGCCAGAAACGCTGGAGCACCATGTCCTGCGTGATCTCGGTGCGCTCCTCACGCGCCTTCATGGCTGCGGTAATAGCGGCTGAAATCTCGGGTTTTCTCAGGTTCTCATGCCCCATGGCGTCAGCGCGCTTCGTGCTATACCCGGCGCGAATAGCTGCCTGGGTCGCGTTCAAGTCGAGGAGGTACTCGTCGACGAAGCGCTGCTGTTTGGGGGTGAGGGCCATGGTGTCGGGTTAGCGACTCCTCGTATGCGAGAACCAAAAAACATTCAACATACTTGAAGATTTCGCTTGAATTTATTAAAGCAAGGTGTATTATGAACTCATCGACGCAGCACTCACCCACTCAAGGAGAACGCCATGATCACCAAGTCCAAGCAAGCATGGGAAATCGGCCAAACTGTCAAAGTCGGCTTCCTGTCGGGTCTCGTCGTCATGGCGAAGATCGCAACCCCGGGCGACTACGCTCCCGATGCGTACATCCTGCGTCGCAACGAGCAGCTGTATAAGTTCGTGCCGCACAACGGCCTGGAGAAAATCTCCATCGACGATGCGCGCAGCTTGATGGCTAAGGCCAAGGCATATGCCGAGCGCTGCGCCTCTGCCGCTGTGGCCAAGGCATCTGACAGCGCCCGCAAAAGCTCCGAAATCAACAACCTGTTCGCTTGAACAACTCAACGCAATCAACCTATGAAACCGGCCGAATTGATTTCCGCGCTCAAGGCGCTGCACTGGACTCAGGCGGAGCTTGCGCGCCGCACCGGCATCAGCACGCAATCGGTAAATGCGTGGGCGACTGGCAGCACACCCGTTCCGCCCTGGATTCCCGCGTATCTCGGGGCGCTACTCGCGCTGCGCGATGCGGCGATTTCGAGCGGCGCCTGCAAAGGTTGAATGCCAGCCCGCGCGGACATTAAGGTTTCTTGTAAATCAGCCCCGCCTGCGACGGTCAGACCTGCGATCCAGCTGCAGGGGAGAACCATTCCGCCCTTTGCTCATCGGAGCTTGCACCCGTTATTCGTTCCCGCCACTGGGAGTGCGCTGGCGGTCCCCGCATGTGTTCGTTACTGCGCGAGCTCTCGCTCAAGCGCCCGCATCAAGCGACGTATCTGGCCGCGCTTCACTCTGCGCGCCAGTTGCACGTTCCCCGCTTCGAAGATGCCGGTCTTGTCGATGCGCTCCAGGCGCAGGCGGTCGTCGCCCGTGCCGCGGTGCTCGTCGAGGATGTTCGGGCCCCAAACCTCGAGCCATTGCTTGAACGTCAGCGTGTAGCCGATGCCGCGCCTATCGGCGTTCGCCTTGTTCCTCTCGTAGAGGGCGAACAGGTTGTCGAAGTCCATGTCGCCTACTTCTGCGGGCGGATCAGCATCGCGGTCGAGTGCGGGACCAGCTGCGCGAGCTCGGAGAGGCTATTCCATGCCTTGCCGTAGCCAAGCGAGCGCAGGATCTCGTGCGCCTCCTCTGCTTCGACCAAGCGCTGGCAGATGCGATCGAGCGCGGCGATATCCTCGACGGCGATCGGCTTCCGGCTCACGACTGCGCGGATGATCTGGGCGCGATATGCGTCGATGGGACCGCTCATGGCGCTACTCGAAGCGCAATGCGATCCCGCTCCAGTTGGATGAGAACCATCAGCCATGCGCGTTCCGCTTCGAGGGTAATGTGCATGACGCACCTCGCGAATAAAAAAAACCGCCTGTGCATTGCTGCGGCAGGCGGCGAATCCAGAACCAGGGAGGTTTTGGAGGAGACAACGGAACTCATTATAGCCTTTTCTTGACAAAGGCTATATTTAGGCTATACTTGTACTCATGAACTCGATCAACTGGACCCCTAAAGCCGCCAAGCAACTGCGTAAGTTGGACAAGCAGGTGCAAGGACCGATCCGCGATGCGGTGACGAAGCTGGCCGATATGCCGAACTGCCAGAACGTCAAGGCGCTGACGAACCACTCAAGCGGATATCGTCTCAGAGTCGGAAATTACAGGGTGTTGTTCGATTGGGACGGGCAAATCAAGATCGTCGAAATCAACGAAGTGAGCAAGCGAGATGAACGCACCTACTAACATTCAAGTGATCAACGGGCCGGACGGGAAGCCGGCCTTTGTCGTCATTCCGTATGACGAGTACCGAAAAACCCTCACTGCCGAACGCGGCACCATTCCTCACGAGGTGGTGAGCGCGACGGTGGACGGCGCCACGCCGGTGCGCGCCTGGCGCGAATACCTCAAGCTGACGCAAACCGAGATGGCCCAGCGCTTGGGCATCTCGCAGCCGTCCTATGCAAAGCAGGAATACAGTGAGTCGCTGCGCCGGTCGACCATCGAAAAAATTGCGGCCGCACTAGGCATTACTGTCGAGCAGCTGGACTTTTGAAGGTCGCGCCGAAAGTGCGCCGGCTCGGCGGGAGAGCGCGGCAGCTCTAGCTGATTCCTGCAAGCCCGATGCTTTCGCAGAGCGGGAACTCGTTGTGGCGGTCGGCGCTGATTTCCGACTACGGGGTATGCGTGACGCACCCCGTACCTCTTTGCACTCAAGGCCGGCCGAGCATACCGGCTTTAACGTCACTTTCGCGGGTAAGCGCCCCGCTTACGCCACACATCGACGCACTGCCTCTCAAGTCCCATACGGGCACGGCGAGGCAATGAACGTCGATGTGTGGCGGCTCGTTTCGTGAACCATCCGGCCTACGCGTCCGCAGGCGCCCACGAGGGATGAATGCAGCCAATTCTGCACCGTTACCCACACGGCTAGCGACTGGTGCAGAAGCCTTACAGAACGGACTGCACCCGAACTGAACGCCATCAATCGCTATGCGTGTGGCCGCTGGTTGAGCCGGCGAAGCTATCGGTTAGTTGCTGAACCACCCGTGAAACATAAATCTCGCCAGCGCCTCGCGCAGCATCTCCTGCGTGGCGTCGACCATCAGCGAGACAAACCAGATGAGCGCGATCAGCAGGCAAACAACGACGAATACCGCATCGGTGCCGCTCGGCTCCGGCTCCTTCTGCATATCTGGCTCGCTGATGTATGGAATGGGTGGCTGGTTGCGCACCAGTCGGGCGCCGACGCTCCGCATCAGGCAGCGTTTTTGCAACTCAACAGGAAGGTGATCAGCGGGGCCGAGCCACTGTGCGTCGGATTGAGGCCAGCCAAGGCGATCTGCCAAGCGGGCCGTAAACGAAAAACCCGCCTGATGTGGCGGGTTTCGTTCGCTAGAGCGCAATATTGACTGCTAGCACGACTATCCTAATTGAAATATCGTCGCGTGGCAACATTTTTTATCAGTCGAGGCGTCAATTCTTTTTCGGCTGCCGCAAAAGTGTCTGGCAATGAGACATCGGGGTAGCGCCAAACTGATGCGACCCCAAAAACCCTCTTTACAGCCCAGCGCTGATGCTCGGTAAGTACTACTCGATCGTGAACCAGAGCATCGACCGCTTCGCCGCACGACATGAACTCTTTGACATCTTGCGGGTGCGAAAGACCTGCCGAACGACGGATATCATCCTTGAGGGTCATCCAACGCGCCCAAGTCTTCATCACGGCGATGAATGGGGAATCGGCGTCGGGCGCTTGTTCTACGACGATTTTTTCGGCGGCGGTCATTCGGACTCCGTAGGTGCTGTGGTGGTTGACTGGGTTGCGACACTGAGGAACGTGATGCGGTACTTGCCGTACTTGTCTCGATGCTCTTTCGCGCAGTAGCGACGCATAGCCGATTCATGCAATTCGCCCGGCAGCATGTCGATACCCGTGCCGACAAGACCGCCCTTCCACGATCCCTTCTGGGTGCCAACCTCGGCACTGAATTCGATCTTCAATGAGCGGCGAATCTTCGGGGCGCGGAACCAGCTGAGCCACCGGAACCAGCCTTCACCGAATCGCCATTCGCGTTCGTCGATGACCGTACGTGCTGTGACCTCTGTGCCGTCGTAGTCGCGAATCAGAAACGAGGCGGCCGGACATGCTTTCTCAGCCTCGTACAGATCCGAGAACGCTTTCATGCCGCGAATGCCCTTCTTCTTGTGCTGCTCCCAGAACATCTTGCCGTCGCGGTCGTACAGCGAGTAACGGACGTAGCGCCATTGCCTCCACGGCAGGAACCAACCGTGCCGCCTGGTCGTGAGGCTACTGTCGGTTTGCCGGCCGTAGTAGACCGACAGATGTCCGTGGCAGAGGCAAAACCCGAATTCGCGCGGCGAGATTTCGTAATACCAGTCGCGGCCCATCCTGGCGATATCTTCGGCACTCCAGTACTTTGCGTCGCACTTGACCTTGTGCGGCTGAAGGATCGCTGGAAGCCACACGCGCGCCACCCATCCGAAGGCGTTCACAGTGAATGAATTGCGCGACTCTTCGTCGTCGCCGCTACGGAACACGGCGCGAAACGCCGCCCAGTCGGAGCGCCCGTAGGTAATCGGGCCGAAACGACGGTCTTGGTCAGTCAATCTACTCACATTGCCTCCTTGGTGTTATTCGATACGCGCTTCCAGAAATCTGCGAGACAGGCCACCTCTTCCACGAACAGCACTGCTGACGTCTTACCGTCACGCTGAACCTCGACGGAGCCATCCGACCACAGGCCGCAGCGGATGACCGGCGCCGGGTTGCGAGCGGGCGCGCTGCCGATCTCGACCTGGCTGTTCACCATGTCGGCGAACGCGGCGAAATCGAGTTTGTCCACGGGCTTGACGCGTGATGTGCGCTGCGGTTCGAGCGAGACCACGTTGTCGACGGGCTGCGGCGGGACGAATGTCGGGATGGCGTATTGCGGCGCCTGCGTCTCCGTGACCGCTGGACCAACACCGGGCGCCCAACGCTTCCCGTCCTTGATCAGCCGGCCATCGGCAAGCGCGTCGGCGAGATGATGCGATACCAGTTCGTCCTGCTCCAGTTCCATCACCATGTGCAGCTCGGAGGACGTCGCCATGCCGCGCGTGTGCACGAACGCGATTGCGCGGTCGACTCGCGGCAAGCCCGGCGTGATGTCTCTCTCGACCTCCGCCTGCATGGCAAGCCGGGTTGCGTTCTCTTCGTTCATGTTGTCTCCTTCAGTGTGCGCAGCTTGGCGGCTGCTGTGATTGCGACGCCGAGCGCCGGCCATGCGTGGCTGGACACGCCGTATAGCGGGCCCGGTTGCGATTTCGTGCCGATCTGCGGCGTCTTGCCGCCTCCTGAGCGCGGGAACAGGTCGAGCAGAGCTTGGCGGATGTTGGAATCCTTGGCTTTCGTCGTGCCGCAAAGGTGCAGCTTCACGTCCTTGCGATAGACCAGTTCGACGGCTTCTGGCGAGTGCCACGCCTGCTGGAATCGTCCGATCCAGACGCAGGTTTCGAACACTTCGCGTCCGACGGCCATGCCGTACGAGGCGATCATTTCGATGCAAAGTCGATCAGCCGTGCACATCTGGATCAGATCAAGCATCGCGGCATTAGTGGCTACCCCAGATTCACAGACGATCGCACCGTCGTAGAAAACCCAGCCAGTCTGCGTTGGGCCGGGGTCCAGAGCAAGAATCGTCATTGTCCGCCCTCCTGCTTCTGCCGCTGCGTCTCGACGTACTGCCGGCGCTTTGCCAGATTTGCCCGATCGAGACGGAAGCTCACGCACGTTTCGCAATCCCACCCCACGTGCACGGATAGGTGGCCGTGATCGTGGCGCGCGAGGCAGCGGCCCATGCCGATGGCGGCGGACTCCGGGGCGGCCTGTTTGACCGAGTACTCGTTGCAGAGAGCGCAAATATGGCCTAGCAAAGATTCTCGAGTCATGGTGCGGCCTTCGACAGTGAGGTTCCCGCGAGAAGCTCTGGCGGAATGAATTCGCCGTGTAAGCGACGCGCGGCATCAAGGTATGCTGCATGAGCCTCTTCCGCCGTTTCGTAGTATCCGATGATGACCGTCTTATAATCGACGCTGATATTTGCCACCCACTTGCGCACCTCTCGATTCCAGTACGTTCCGCGTAACCCGGATCGATTCTTAAACACCCGATTCACAATGTTTTGCTTTGCCGTGCACTCGCGCAGGTTCTCGATTCTGTTGTCGGTCTTGTCCCGATTGATGTGGTCGATCATTTCTTTCGGCCATGTGCCGTAGACGTAGAGCCAGGCAAGGCGATGACCCAAGTACTGCCGTCCATCCAGGGCAATCATGCGATACCCATTAACCGTGATGGCTCCGGCTACAGTTCCGATTTGCCTCTTTCTACGCACCTTCTTCCATCGAAGCTCGCCAGTAAGTGGGTCATAGTTCAGCAGCTCGTGGAGCCGCGCCTGAGTTATGAGTTGAGACATAGTTCACCTTTTCGCGCACATGGCGCAGATGTCGCGATCGCTGGTCATGGTTGGCACTCCATTACACATTCGATGAAGACCTGGGCGACTTGCGGGACGATCGCATTGCGGGCGGCATCAGTTGCCTCCACGCAGCGGGGAATCCCATCACCCATAGCTCGAAACCCGGCGAGTGCACTTTGCCAATCTCGGTCCCACGGAATGGGTTGCTCGACCCGCCCCATTCGTCCAAGCGGCCGGCTACGTGGTTCTTCCCGTGATTGCTTGTTCCGCTTGGAGTGGGCAACCCAGTAAAGGCGTTGTCGGATGTGATCCGCCCCGACGCCCGCAGCGCACAGATCAGCCGCCCCGATGGCGTAGCCCGATGCTTCCAAGTCAGCTTGAACTTGGTCGAGCCAGACGAGCCCATCCGGGCTTGCAACTTGCTCCCCAAGGACCGTTGTAGGCTTACGCTCGCTGATGAGGTGGTGGAATGCCGGCCAGAGGTGCCGCTCGTCAGCAAACCCAACTCCCTTGCCTGCCGAGCTGAAAGGTTGGCAAGGGCAGGAACCGGTCCAAACAAGTCGACCATCTGGCCATCCAGCGAGCCGAAGCGCGAGCGGCCATCCACCGATGCCGGCGAAGAAGTGGCACTGGGTGAAGTCCTGCAGGTCGGCGGGGTGTACATCCTCAATACTCCTTGTGTCGACCTCCCCCGGCGCGATGTGACCAGCGGCGATCAGATTGCGCAGCCATGCGGCCGCGTACTCGTCGATCTCGTTGTAGTAGGCCGTCACGCCGCCTCCTTCATGCGATGCACACACCCCGAGCACTGCGGATCGCTGGCGTGCTGCTTGGTGTACTGGCACTCGGTCGACATCGCGTACGGAGCGATGATCCAGCGCGCAAGGCGAACCGTGGCGGCGTGCGCCGGGTCGTATGTCCCGAAATAGCCGTCTTGCACTTGTAGCGGCGCGCCGGCCACCGGGCGGGGTTTGTTGTTGCACCCGTACAGGCTCATGCTCTGGCCTCCTGCAAACCGAACAGGACTTCGAACGGGCTAGCGACGTATCGAGGCTGCTGGCAACTCGGCCGACCCTTTTTGCGCCAGTAGTCTCGCATCACCTCGGTTTGAGTCTTTGGCTTCGGCTTCCGCTTGTTGCGCCCCTTGCCGATGCGATAAACGGCCCAGCGATGTCCATTCGATTTAGGCGGGCGCCAGTCGCAGATATGGATTTCCTGCTCCGACTTGAGGTAGTCCAGGTATCGCCCGACGTTGCGTGGATCGCTCATGCATAGGCGCTGAGTGATCTGCAATTGGTCGAGGTCTTGCTCGATCAGCATGTCAAGGATCCGTTCGATCCGGTATGCACTTCTGGAATCGGTTGGTGTCATCGTCCAGCCCTCATTGAGCCATCATTGCTTGTGCGCGGGCATACGCCTTACTCAGCACACCCACCTCGATCATCGGCAGCGATCGCACGTACCACGCCAGCGCAGAGCGGATCGCCTGATACTCCGTCGTAGTCAGGTCGAGCAGCTTCGTTTCACGCAGCCCGGCCTTCACGAGGAGGTTGTAGGCGCTGTGCACGATGTCGTAGAAGCGCCTGGACTGCGTCTGCACCGCGATGCTGGCCGCGGCAAGCAAGGTGGTAGCCAACGAGTTGTAGCCGGCGTGCGGGCAGGCGCCGCGCTTGGCTGCGTCGAGGTAGATCAAGGTCGGCAGCGCAAGTTCGTCGGCGTCTTCCTGCCCCACTCTTTGCTTTCCGGCCAGTCGAGCGATTGGGACGATGACGTTGCGGCTGGTGATGCCTGGGCTCTTGGTGCTCATGCCCGCTCCCTCACCTGATCTCGCAACGATTGCCTGATGGCCCGATCCAGCTTCACGTCCATCGGCATCCATCCGACTGACTCCCATCGGACGACCTCGTCGATGGCGCGGCGCGGTGGACGCTTGGGAAACAGTTCGTGCGGCTCAGCGAAAAACACAGCCCCATCTATGGCTGCCACCACGTAGCAGTAAAGCGGGCCAGTCAACGACTCTCGCCATGCCAGTCCGCCGATGACCCTCACGTCCGTCCTGTCGTAGGCGAGCAGGCCGCGCTCCTGCGATGGAGTGTTTGCCACGTCAACGCGTAGGACAGCGACATCGCCAGCCTTGAATTGTTTGCTCATGCTGCGCTCCATGCGATCTGCGCGGCCCGCCGCTTGTCCGATTCAGTCGCGTCGACCGGAAGGCGCACGACGACCGAGCGCGGCGTGTACGGGAACGTGATGAACTGGCGGCTGGTGAGGCGCTCGCCGTTCGGCTTTTCAAAGATGATGGCCTCGCTGTCGTATGCCTGCCCGTCACCCCCCTTGAACACGTGCGAGCAGCGCTTGTTCAGCCACAGCGGGCGGCCAGAGAGTTCGGTGACATCGTCCCATTCGCTGTCGGCGCCAGTCAGTGGGACTATCGGCGTGAAGCGCGCGAGCGTGTCGAACAGTTGCAAAGCGGTCGATGCATCCGTGCCGCGCTGGCCCTGCAGCGAATACACGCGCACCATGTCCAGAACGCCCTGCGCCGTGTGGCCCTTCATCTCGTCATCGCAGTAGCCGGCGGCGCGCAGTTCGCGCTCCGCGTAGGCTTCGAGGTTGCTGTCGAAGTCGCACAAGATGCGAAAGGCCAGGCTGGCGCGCTGCTTCAGTTCTCGGAAGAGGTTCATCGAGGTCATGGCATCACCTTCCCGCGACGCACATCGGCTTCCTTGCGGAGGCAGAAGCGCTCCCATTCCTGGGCTGGCTCACGGTCGTCAGGATGCGTTTGCGAGCGAAGCCAATGCGCCTCAGCCAGGTCGGCGCCGCAGTATGTGCAGCAACCGTCGTCATCTATGTCGTGACGAATGCGTTGTTCCTTCATCAGAATCCCCTTGTCGTTGTTGTTGCCCGGCGGTCGGGCGGCGGTCAGGCGGCGGTTACACGCTCCCACGTCTTACCGTTGAAGCGGATCACGCCCTTCTTGCGCAGGGCCTGCAGGCGGCGGTCGATAACCCGAAAGATCGGGCACGAGGTGTATCGCGTGAGCGGCTCAGCTAACTTGCGCAGTCCGCTCGCTTCGCCGTCGAGCTTGCTCATCGTGTTGCGGCCGGCGATGATGTTGCGCACCAGCGCCTTGTCGAATTCGGCGTAGTCAGGATTTGCCATGTTTTCCCCTTGTCGTTGTTATGCGCTAGCGTGCGAATCGCTTGTGGTATCGATGCTTCTTGCGGGGATCCGGACGGACGATCCGCGCAGGTAGACGATCAGCGGCGCGTACCTCGGCGCGAGTTCTTCGGCCCTGAACGATCCGCCGCTGTCGATTTCCTTCTGGATGGCCCGCACCAGGTCGGCCGGCGTGTTGCCCTCGACCTGCTTGGCCGTGACCTTGCTCTTGCCCTGCAGCCGCGCGGCTTGCCGGGCCTCCTTGAGCGCGGAGCCGGCCGCTTCTCCTTTTTCCTTGACGACCTTCACGGCGACGGTCTTGGATACCTCGCCCGCCTTCACCATCTGGTGCACGTCGTGGTTTGCGCCAGCCAGGATCAGCGCTTGCTGCACGGTCGACACCGAGCACAACATACCGTCAGCGATCTGCTGCACGGACTGGCCGAAGCCTTCATGCGCGCGCTGCACCAGTTCGGCGAACTGCAACGCCTTCATCTTCTTGTGCTTGTTGCTGGTGCCGATGCGGTAGAGGCGCTGCAGGTCGTTGCCGCTGAACTGGCGCACGGAAATCAGCATCCGACCCTTGTCGTCGGGCTTGAAGTGGCCGGAGGCGATGGCGCGCCCGATCTGCTTGTGCCGGCGGTGGCCGTCCACGATCCACACGCCGCCGCCTTCGCGCGGACGCACTTCCAACTGCGGCAAAGCCAAAACGCCGTGCTTGATGATGAACTGGTACAGTTCCTCGTCGTCAGCCTCGTCCTCTTCGTTCCGGTCGCCGGGGTTGAAGCCTGGTTCGACGTGGATGTTGGCGTACTCGATTTTCTCGGCGTCCGCGCGCACCAGCTCGCCATCGAGTCGCATCTGTTTGAATGATTTCATGCAGTCTCCCTGGTTGGATGCGAATTACCAGTCGCTGCCGGTCGACGACGAGCCGCTGTCGTAGCTGCTCGAGCACGAATGGTCATGGCTGCTGTGGCTGTGCGATGGGTAATCGCTGCTCGAGTGCGACGAATGGCCGCTCGATGTGTCACAGTGGCTATGCGACGAGTGGCGCGGCTCGTCAGCCGTCGCCGGCCAGATGCTGACCTGGTTGATCGGGTTCAGCGGCGACAGATGGTTGATCGGGCTGAGCGGGTCGGTGTAGGCGTCGCTCGGGCTAGGGGCCACACTCAGCGATGCCTTGCGCGGCGCTGCTTCGGCGCGGAAGATTTGCGCCTTGCTGATGGCCTCCGCAGCTGCGCGCTGGCGTTTATTCGCTGCCTCGATGCTTGCCTTGACGCGGTCCATACGCTCGGCGTGTTCCGCGCGCTCCTTCGCCTCCCTGGCTGCGCGGCGTTTTGCAAAAATGTCGAAAGGCCACATGTTTTACTCCCTTGTTTTGGTGATGCGGTTAGCGCTCGTGCGCGATGGTCTAGTGCTTCGTGTCACAGAAATTTCGAAAGCCCGTTGCCCGGCTTGCGCCTGTCCTCCGGCGCCCTCTGCACCCACCTGGCGCAGTTCTCGAATCGCGTGTATTCGCCCAGGTACGTCAGAGCGATAGTCCCCGGTTCGCCTTGGCGCACCTTCGGGAAGTTGACTTCGCAAAGCCCCTTGTCGAGTGAATCCGGGTTGTATCGTTCGTCCCGGTACGGGAACATGATTACGTCGGCGTCTTGCTCGATTGCGCCGGAGTCGCGAAGGTCTGACATCAGCGGGCGTTTGTTCGGGCGTTCTTCGACCTTTCTGTTCAACTGCGACAGAAGGAAAATCCCGATCTCGAGTTCCATCGCCAGTGACTTCAGGCCGCGCGTAATGCCTTCGATCTGCGTGTTGCGGTTGTCGCCCTCGCCCTCCATGAGCTGCAGGTAGTCGATCATGAGGATGTCCAGGCCGCGCTTGCGCTTGATGCCTTTGGCCTTCATGCGCACGTCCAGCAGCCTCATGCCGCCCTGATGGTGCAGGTACAACTTGAGTTCATTGATGCGGATAGTCGCGTGCGTCAGGTTCGCCCAGTCCTGGTCTTCCATCCGCCGCGGTTCCATGATGCGATCCAGCGGGACCCGACCAATGGACGCCAGATTGCGGTCGTGAAGCTCCGAGCGCCGCATCTCCATCGACAAAAACAGAACCGAGTAGTCGACAGCCATGTTGGTCGCGATGTTCATCGCCAATGCGGTCTTACCCATCGACGGACGGCCCGCCAGGACGATCAGGTTCCCGCCCCTCACGCCGCCATTCAGTTTCTTGTCGATGTCGTCAAAGCCGGTGGGCATGGCCTTCGTGCCACCCTCGTACCGGCTCTCGATCTCTGTGATGTGAGCGACCATATCGTCGCCGGCGCGCACCGGCTCGTCCGAGACGCGGGACTCGGCCAACTTCTCCAGGCGGGAACCTGCGGAGTCGAGGAGTTGAACCGCGTCCGCTGGCGAATTCGCCGCCTCCTCCGCGATATCCTTCCCGAGCGACATCAATCCACGCTTAACGGCCTTGTCGCGTACGATCGCGGCGTAGCGCGCAATGCCGGCCGAAGACGGCGTGTTCTGCGCCATCTGGTTCAGGTACTTGCCGGGCTCGCTGATCTTGCCGTCGAGTGCGACCATCAGCGAGATAACGTCGCAGGAGCGGCCAGCGTTCAGTTGCTTGATCAGCTCGGCAAAGATGATCTGGTGGTCGCCGAGATAGAAGTGCTCGGCGCGCAGGTCGCCCATACGATCGATGGCGTCGTTGTCGATCAGGATCGCGCCGATAACGCTTTGCTCGGCCTCGATGCTGTGCGGTGGGGGCTTGATGTCACTCATGATGCCTCCGCGAAGAGATCAACTTGCGCCTCGCGCTGAGCCTCGCGGCAATTGCGCACAGCCAGATCGAAGTACGAGCGCTTGAGTTCCGATCCAGCCGCACGACGCCCCATCTGCAGTGCCACGTATGCCTCGCTGCCAATGCCGAGGAACGGCGTGAATACGAGGTCGTTCGGATTGGTCCACAGATCGATGGCGCGCTCGATGACGTCCAGCTGGAGCGGCGAGATATGACGTTCATCGTCTTCGTCGCGGGCGCTCATGTATTGCAGGGTGCGCGACTGCTTGATGTCCATCCAGACAGGGCTCGCGTACTGCTGCCATTTGTCGACGTGGAAATCGGCCTCGGTATGCGTCACCGGGTCAGGGTTATCCCCCGGCTTACGTACGACGACGAGGTAATCCGCGATGCCTTGACGGCTCATGGCCGAATCTTTTTTCAGTTGCTTGTACAGAAGCCCGAGCGCCTTCGTGCGCTGCATAGCGACTACCGGATCCTTCCAGATGCAGACCTCGCTGTGGTAGATGAATCCAGCGCTCTGGTGCGAGCGGATGATCTCACCGCGGAAGTCCTTGATGCCGATAAAACCGTCGCGCGCCTTCGAAGTCGGCAGGTTCATGCAGTGGATCGCGATCAGGCGGCCCGGCTTCAGGGCTCGGTACATTTCCGCGATCAGGTAGCGGTAGTGCTGCCAGAAATCCTCGCTGCTGGCGCTGTTTCCCATGTCGCGTTCGCTGTTGGAGAACACGTACAGGCTTTCGAATGGTGGCGAGTACACGGAAAAATCCAGGCTGTTGTCGGGCATGGCGCGAACGACGTCAACACAGTCCGCGTTGTACAGGGCAAAGCGATCCGTCACTTCCTCGTTCAGGACGTTCATGTCTTAAATCTCCGCGTCGTTTTTGATCCAGGCCGGCACAGTCATGGGCACGGTCGGGCTGTAGGTTTCTGTGTTGCTGCGCGCGCCTTCGATCTGGCGGCGCGTGATCATTCGCATATGGCTGACCATCTGCTCGGCCATTTCATTCGCCTGGCGCTGCTTTCGCTCGATGTTGGCCTTGACGGCGCCCTCGGTGTCCGCAGTAATGATGTGAACGTCGACGGTGCGCGTTTGACCGAACCGGTACGAGCGGCGTACGGCCTGGTAGAAGTCTTCGAACGAATCGTTCATGCCGGCGAACACCATCGTGCTGCAGTGCTGCCAGTTCATACCCGCACCACAGATCGACGGCTTGCTGACCAATACGCGCGCTTCGCCGTGCGTGAACGCCATGACGTTCTTCGTTTTCTGCTCGATAGTCATGGAGCCAGTGACTTCGACGGCGCCGGGAATCTCCATAGCCAGTGCGCTCGATTCGTCGTTCAGGTGGCACCAAACGATGACCGGGCCAGTTGCCTCGTTGGCGATTTGCGCCGCCAGGACGACGCGATCGGCCATGCTGTTGCGCTTCGCTTCGCGCCGCTCGGAGAGGCTCTGCGCCACCACGGCGAACAGTTGGCCCTCCAGCAGTTGGCCGCCTTCGACGACGTGTTCGATGACGTTCAGCGGCGGCAGGATGTAGCGCGAACCATCAAAACCCAGGTCGGACGGGTTCCGGATGCAGATTGCCCACGTGCTCATCCACTCCCAAAAGCGCGTCTTGCCGTGGCCTTTCAGGCGCCATTTCGACGTGTCGCCGCCATCGTGGGTGAAGAACGTCGCCAGCATTTCCTGTGCGTTCATCACGCCGAGGAATTCCGACTGGTTGCCCAGCTCGATGTAGTCATTCGGGCTCGGCGTGGCCGTGCATGACAGCTTGTATGGCGTATTGCGGAACGAATCCGTGATCTCCGCGCGCATCTTGCTGGTGTGGTTTTTCAGGATCGAGGATTCATCCAGTACCACGCCGGCGAATGCGTCGAGATCGAAGTGCTGCAGCATCTCGTAGTTCGTGATCGTGATCCCTGCTTGCACTTCGTCGTCCGAGCGGCAATAGCGAACCGTGATGCCGAACTTGCTAGCTTCCTCGACGGTCTGCTGCGCCACGCACAGCGGCGCCGCGATGATGACGTTGCCGCCCGTGTGCTCGCACACCTTCTGAGCCCATGTCGCCTGGCACAGCGTTTTCCCGAGGCCAGTATCGAGGAACAGCGCGGCGCGACCGCGCTTCAATGCCCACTTCACGCATGCCGCCTGGAAGTCGAACATAGGGCCAGCCTGGATATCGCAATCGAATCCAGTCGGGATGTCGGCCACGAGCTTGCTCTTGATGAATTCCTCGTACTCGCGGATTGCAAAACTGATGTTCATGCTGCCTCCGCTACGGTTTGGGCCTGCTTGCCCTGGGTGGTCAGGAAGTACTCGCCATCAGGACCGGCCGCCCATAGCTTCAGGTAGTTGTTCTCGACGTAGTTCCTGAACGTCTTACGCCAGTCCGCCTGCAGGTTCGCCTCCTTCACGCCACCGGCACCGAAGCGTCGGCAGAACTCGACCCAGGCCAGGGCGACAAAATCGTCGGGCAGCTTGGCGTTACGCGTGTAGTTCCACAGCGGCTCGTAGTCCCGCATGGGACGTATGTCGTTCGCCTTGCAGTCAGCAAGGAAAGTCTTCAGGGCGATGCGTCGGGCCTTGGTTTTGCCGTCAGGTTTGGCGACCACGGTGAGCCCCCCAACGGGGGGTTTGGGGGGTTCTTCTTTGGTTATTGGTTCTTGGTTATTGGTTGGGACCTGATCCGCATCTGATTTCAGATCAGACTTTGATTCTGTTTTCACATCTGACTTCGTATCTGATTTCAGATCCTTATTTGATCCATCATCCGCGTGCTTAGAACTCCAGCGTGCTTTGTTGGCGGACTTCGCGCGCTCCGCTTTGGCCTTGTAGACCTCGATCTCACGTTCGCAACGTGAGCTGGTGTGACCGGCTTCTGATTTCACAAAGAATTCAGACAGCACATCGCAGACCTCTTGCATGTGATCGCGCATGCCGATGAGGCGAGCCACCTTCGCGGGATCGGCCGGAAGGGGCGCCTCGGTCGTGTAGTACAGGTCGAGCATGCGGCGATAGGCCAGGTCTTCCATAAGGCTCAGGTGGCGCGTATGGGCCGCGTAATCGCCCAAATGGAAGGGGTAAAAATTCACGGCTAGCTCCTCTGCTGCGTGGAGCGCAGATCGTTGGAAATCATGTCGGCCTGACGCACGATGTCGGCGCGGCGGTCGGCAACTTGTGCTTCGTTCAGGCGGTCGCATTCGCGCTGCGCTGTTAATTCGTTCGTCGCGCAGCCGGCCAGGGTGAACACTTGCGGAGCACCTGGCGTGGGGTAGCCGACGAGGTAATGACCGCTCTCGGTCGGGCCTTTGACTTCGTAGATCAGCATGATTCGCTCTCGGCGGCCTTCAGCAGATCCATCTGGCGCGGATCGCCCTTGTCGATGACGTAGACGATCGAGCCGCCGGCGGGCCACGGGTCGTCGCAATCGATGCTGCCGGCGGCGACGGCGATTGCGGACGCCTGCTGGCATACGGCATTGCGCTGGCCAATGAACATGCACCCTTGGCAGTCGGCGTACACAGGAGCCTTGACGGCCTTGAATCGCACCGTCGTGGGATCGATGGGCTCGGCGGTTTCGCCTGCCCAATTCGGGCTGAGGACGTTCGTGGTCATGGCAGGAGGCCTTTCGCGCGCAGGATCGCGTGAGTGCGCTCGCGTGCATAGTCGAAGAGGCGCTGCAGGTCGTCCATCGACATGCCGGCTGGTCGCGGCGCGCGGCCATCGAGAACGTCATGGCAGGAGGAGCAGCCGATGCATGCCTCGGTGTCGGGAGCCTTCAGGCCCATGCCCTTGCCGTCGGCAAGCCGGTTGGAGTGGCACAGGACGGTCGTGGTAGGGTCGCCGTTGCACACGCCGAGAATCTGCAACTGGCATTCCTGGCCGCGTGCGGCGCGGCGGATCGGCGTCATCTTCGGGCCGCGCGATTTGAGGCTGTAGACATTCTTGGTGACTTGCTCTTTGCTGCGATGCTTACGCAGAAAGCCGGTACGCTTCAGCGGCGTCTTCTGCTTCAGCGTGGAGAAGCGCTTCAGTCCGAGGTCACTCATGGCATGCCCCGCACCAGGACGATACGGCGTTGCGCTTGCGTGAAGCGCTCGAAGTGGCCAGGTCGGTGATGCATGGTGCCTCCTACGGGCGTTAGGGGATGGCGCCGCGGCTGTGGCGCCATCGGTGCTCGATCAAATGATTGCGGGTTCTGCTGCGATGCGACCGAAGAAGTACGCCAGCACGTCCCAGGCCGCCGGGATCGTCGCGTTGTGCCGATCTGCGATGAAGTAGCTGCGACGAGGTGAACGGCTTACGCCAGCTTCTGGACGGAGCATCCTCCAGCTGATTACGCCATCGGCGGTCAGCCCAGATAGAATTGCCAGGACCTGGCGGTTCGACAGGCCGACCGCCTCGCGGATCCGGTTTGCCGTGATGCCCTGGCTCGTCCTGATCATTTGCAGCACTTCGTTCCTGCTGTCGGAACGGCATTCGTTCGTCATGGCTTGCCTCCAGTGAGCCGGTCAACGGCTGCGCGCAGGTTTCGCTTTGCTTCCCCGTGCTTGCGGTTGGCCGAATTCTTCTCGCCTTCCGAAGCTCCCATCGCGGATTTCTCCGTCTCTCGCCACGCGATCGCGCAGTGAATTACACGTTGTTCAGGTGTCGACATAGTTGGCGTCTCCGGCTCCATAGATCCCCTGATACGTTTTGATTTGTTGGGCCCACTCGATGGCAGGCCGTCTTTTTTGTTACGCGTTTGCTGCCGCCTGTGCGCTTGCGCGCCCGCTAGCCAGTCCATGTGTAGTGAGCGCCGTCAAACCCGAAGGCGCACCGGCGCGACGCCGTAATTCACCCGTGAATGCGCAGCTGGCAAGGACCACTTCAGGCCTACGTTGGTACTTTTCTTCTGATCGGCCGCGCTGGTAGACTTCACCTGCTTGGTCCAATCGTTCAGCAGAGCCCGAAGGATCCTGCTATGTTTCACATCCGCTATGACGCATGCCTCACTGAACTCCAGAAACTCACTGGCGCTCACATACGCCTTCACGGGAAGGTCTTTCTGCTCTTTCATCACTACTCCTATAAAGCGGTGCTACAAGGATGGGTGACTACTACTGCTTGGCATTACTGGTGCTGCTGATCCTATGAACCGTGCTACAGGATTTAGAAAACTGCTTTAAAGAGGCTGGAGACTGATCAGCCCAGCGAGCGTCGCGCCTGCTGCTTCGACGTCGACCTGATTTCCGGCCAGATGTCCATCCAGTCATCGCGGAGGTCTCGACGCGTTACGACGCCATCGGTGTACTTCTCGATGAGAACGCAGCGTGCTGGCGAAATAGCAGCATCCCCTGTGGCCATTTGCGAAAGGTAAGACAGTGAGACTTCAAGTTGAGCAGCCAGGCGCGTCGACGAGCCGCGCTCTGCATTTAGGTAATCACGAAGCTTCATGGGGTCTCTCGGTGAGTGAAAACTTAACTGGTTTAGTTGACTCTAAACCCAAAGACGCGCAAAGTCAAGCATTTGCTTGTTTAGCGAATGCTAATCAAAATATGAGGATGCAAATACAAGACATCCGACGCGCGAAGCTACGCGAGTGGTTCGCGACGCGATCCATCCCGCCCAAGGAGAAGAGCTACATCTCCCAGCTCCTCAAGGAGGGCAATCCCTTTGGCGAACGCGCGGCCCGGCGCCTTGAGCAGACGTACGGGATGGGTGAGATGTTCCTGGATACCGTGGTTGTGCCCGATGACCAGCCTGTAGCTCCGCACAACATGGTTCGCCTTCCCCACTCTGTGCCAGGCCCTGACACTCTCCTCCAGGCCATTCGTCTGCTCGAGTTATTTCACGGAACTGACGAGCGTGGGCGGGCTGACTTGCTTCGCTTGGCCGAGACCTTGTGCCGGCCTGACCACCAAGTTCGAGGCAACGAGAGCTAATAGCTTCGATTTGCGCGCACGCGCCTTTTTGGGGTGCGCCTTGGCAAGGCCTTCAGCCATTCGCAACGCCTCGTCCTGGGCACGGTCGTCCATCGTGGCGAAAGCTGCGTTCCATCGTTCGATCTTGTTGGTCATGATGTCTCTTGTACGAATGGCAACATGAAATTAATGCTATAGAAATCCAAACGCCATAAAGACGAAAGAAGAGAGGGATTCCCGCTTTTGCTTTCGCTTTTGGCGTCCAAATAGTCCGCGTTCCATGTAGAAACTATACTCAAAAGCAAAACGTTTCTGCTTCTTTACATCGCATTCTGGTGGCATATGTGCCACCAAAAACAACACTTTCTTTTCCGCTCGCGCAAAATCGCGCGATGGAAATTTCCAAAGACCAAGAATTAGTCAAAAAGACCCTTCGCCTGCCTCGTGCGCTTAATGAAGAGATTCAGGCTGCAGCGGATTCTCACGGAATCTCACTTAATGCCGAGATTGTCGAAAGACTCCAAGCTTCATTCAGGGCGGATGAACTCGCCAGACTAAGCAGTGAGATAGCAGAGATGAAGGCACTGATTCGCCAGTTGCTCGCATAGGTCGAGCACCCAGTCCATCGCAAGCCTTATGTGATGTTTTTGGCGTCATATCGAAAGGCGGCGCGGCCGCGTTGTTCCGACCAAGGTACTGTACGTTTGTACAGTAGTGTATAGTATTCTAAACCAAAGCACCACACGAAAATGTGGCCATGGCAATGTAGAGAACTTCGCTGGTCGGTGCTAGTCAGATGCGAGGATGGCGCGAGCGGCAAAGGTGCGCGCCGTAGCGCGCGACCTCAAGGGGAAGTGTGAGAAAGCCCGTTCAGCTACGGGCAAGAGACGTGCCGCAGTGATCTTACGTGACTTACGTCCTCGTGCTCACGAATGACAGGATCTTCCCTTCGATCACACCCTTTGTCGAACAACCGACTTCGGTAGGCGTTGGTAGCGCCGGGCTCTTCGTGGAAAAGTCGATTGCCGTCGACGCCTGACCAGTTTGACGCCCGTCGTATGCTGTGGTCACGATATTCATGCCCAATACATACTTCGTGTTGACAATGACATTCGTGCCCTGCCCCTCTGGTGCGACATAAATGTTAGTGCGCCCCTCAAGCCTGGTCGTCCTCCTGACAGTGTAAGCTTGGCCAAGAAGGTCATTCGTGTAGAAAGTTACCGAATCGGCAGTGTTGTACTGCGTAGGCTCACCTGTAAATATGCCACTGGATTTATGGAAGCTGCGCCCGCAATCCACGTAGTCGGATGGCTTATTACTCATAAAGGATATGTTGATAATTCGTGAGTTTTTGTCGATGTTCTTTATCACGAAAAAATCACTGCTCAATTCCCTGACGAGTTGGTCCCAAACGTTATCGAAGGGCCGGTCCACCCTGATTGCATTGGTCACCGCGACTTGGTCAGGTGGAGTGTAGTTGGTTGACGTGGCGCATCCGGAAGCGAAGCATACGGCTAGTCCTGCCATTGCTAGATTCTTCATTTCAGTCTCCCATGACGGCACCTGAGCGTGCCGCTCGCTCGTCCATACTACCCCTGCAGCAGCAGGGAAAAAGAAATATAGTTGATAAAGTTGCACGACTCCAACAGCCACGGAAAGTCTGCTGGCAAATCTGTTGCCGACCAAACCCGCCGATGCGGGATTTTTTTCGCCTGTTGTAATCTCCGCTAAATTTTCTTCTAAACCGTTTAGATTTTGCTTGACGTAGAGTTTAGCGCGCTCTAAACTTGACTCATTGGTTCAGCGCAAACCCACCACAACGGAGCAAACCATGGACGTCAGCAAAACCCACTACCAGTTCATGCGCGCCATGGCCGTGATCGCGGCGCCAGTGATGCGCCTGACCGGCTTCCGCTTCTCGAAGGCCTGGCGCGGCAACCCGATCATCAACCACGTGGAAGCGAACCTGATGGCCGATGGGTTCGACGTCCCGGCGATCAAGTTCCCGGCCTAAGCCATGAAAATCGCAATCGCCTACGCCGCAATGTGCCTCTTTGCCGTCGTACTCACCACGGTAGCTGGCAGCCACCTGGCTTGGTGGACCCAGCACATGGCGGAACAAATTCTGTTGTCCCTGAAAGCTCACTAATCGGAGTCGATCATGTCCTTACCGTCGAAAGAGCAGGTCCGCCAGTGGTTCCAGCAACGCCAGCAGGAAAAGACTGTACCGCCGGCGCCGGCAGAGGTCCGTAGGCAGTTGGGATGGGGGCTGAACGTCCCGGCCAAGAACACCCGCTGCGATCGTTGAGGAGCGCGCCATGTCGAACTTCACACGCCCCGGCGACATCGCGCTGCGCATCCTGATCGACAACCTGCGCATCGCCAAGCACCCGGCCGACGAATACGACCGGATTTTCCAGCGCGGCTATCTGAGTGCAATCGCGCAGTGCATGTGCCCCGACCCAGAACTGCTGGAGGAAGCGCGCGCTGAAGTCGACGCGCTCCGATTGGACAAGCCGCTCAAGCCGTACCAGTACAGGGACATTGAGCAGTCGCACTAATTTCAGCAGACCGCAGCTGGACGTCGGGACATAACGCCAGCAGGCATGTGCGTATTGGAAGTCCGGTTCCCCTCGATCTCCACGAGGTTTTTGGACGCGCGGCATACCTGGCAGGCCGGAACTAGACGGTCGTTACAAGAGAGTCGGTTGTGCTGCATGCGCCCATTCCGTGAGGCGTATGCGGCGGCTGTCACGGAGCGAACGGGGAAACCCGGGCAGCCGATTCCCTTGTAACTGATCAAACGCAGTCCATCAGATAACGACGGGAGAACACGATGAGCAACACGATTCACACGCCGACGCCGTGGTTCGCAAGCCTGCAACCAGAAGGCATGTTTGACATCCTGGATGGCCCGAACCTCAACACCGCAACCGTCCTCTGCACTCGGTTCGAGTATGCCGAACGCAAAGACGAGATGCACGCCAACGCCGCCTTTATCGTCCGAGCCTGCAACAGCCATGCGATCTGGGCCAAGTGGATCGTTCAGCGCGGCCCCGGCCTGCCAGATCACGCCTGTGCTGAGTGCGTGCCGGGCGGCGAGCTCGTCAAAGCTGGCTTCCAGTGCGTCTATCACGAAGCTCTTGCTGCAACGGAGACAGCATGAACAACCTGTATAGGCCGAGCAACGGCACCGAAGGCGAAGGCTTCATGTCCCGCCACTGCTACCAGTGCAAGCACGATGATGGCGGTATTGGTGAGCGCGTCTGCGAAATCATCGGCAACACGATGGCCTACGACGTGACAGATGCTGAGTACCCGGTCGAGTGGTGCTACGGAGCCGACGGCAAGCCGACCTGCACGAAGTTTGAAGCTGCGGAGGCCGCATGAACGCCCGCATGTCCGAAGTCGCCGAGGATAGCGATCTGCTGCTGCAGCGCCTGATCGCGGCCCGCACCCAAGCAACCGAGAAAGACATCATCGCCGGCCGCAAGGCCATCGTACGCGCCGTTGCCGAAAAGACCGGCGAGCAGTTCGGCGACCTGAGCCTGAACTGCGACATCGACGAGGCTGAAGCGCTGGTGCGCGCAGCCGTGCAGGGCAAATCCGAAGTGGTCGGCGAGCGCATAGCCAAGGTCGTGAACGACGCGATCTACGCCTATGTCCTTCCGCTGGCGCAGGCCGATCTGGCGGACGCGGAGAAGCGCCGCGACGAGGCATCGCTATCCGAGCGCGCCATGCGCTGGCTGTGGAATAACGGAGTGCTCGCATGAACTGCCCTCATTGCAATAACACTGGCAGCCTGTCGAAACAGACATGGGGCCAACTTGATTGTGGCTACTGCGATACCGCGTTAGAGCGTATGCGAGTTGAAGCCTGGGCGCGACGCGTTGCGCCGATGGTTCAACAGCACGACGTGTGGGCTATCTACCAGCACGGCAAGGCTGCAGGCGCGACTGAAGTGGCGCGCACTGGCGCGTAGCAGGACGCCTGACTGGTCGTAAGCCAGTCACCAGACAGAAGCAGCGGCGCGACTTCGAGAATGCGCACGCCGCGCCGGGGGAATGCACTGCAGGGCATCCGGCGCCGCGAGGGGCTTCAGCAATCGGAAGGCTGAAGGTTGCTTCTGTGTGGCACCGCATGACCGTAGCCGCATGGCTAGTACCCATGCCCCGATATGCCCGGCACGAGTGTGCCAAGGATCGGGAGAAGTGAAAGTAGCCCGACTTGCCACACCCGAACAACAACCGCCGGCGGTGTCGGCTGAACGAGGATAGAGATGATGGAACGACGTAACGACGGCGGATATGCATTTCCTCAGACATTCGTGGTCGACGGACCGGCGATTGATCCGGTGACTGGCGCAAACGTCCCGGCCGGCCATAAACATGGCCATCACTTCTCCGGCATGACGCTGCGCGACTACTTCGCGGCGAAGGCGATGCAGGCCCTTATGGATCAGGGCATCGGCGCAACCGCACGAGCTGCGGCTGCGTACAGAGAGGCGGACGCCATGCTGGCGGAGCGTGCCAAATGAAGCCCATAACTCTGGTCGTCGTCGGACGCATGCTTGTTGCAATCGCCTGCGCACTCTCTGCCAGCCATCTTGCGTATGAGGGCAAACCCGGATGGGGGTGGTTCCTCTTCGCCGCTACTTGGCTAGGCGCGATCGTCGCGTCTGAAAAGACCGGCGACAAGATCGAGGATGCGTCGTGATCGCCCGCCGCAAACAAATCCAAAACTGGTAGCACCACATCAACGAGGAGAAAGCCATGGACCGCCATACGCAACAAGTGTTTCGCAACACCGAGGCTGAACGGTTTGTCGCCATGATCAAGCTTGCCGGTCTGACGATCCTGGGCATTGTCTCCGCCGTTGTCATTGCCGCTACGGGGCTGCCGGCTTGATCGACGTCGCCCGACGCCTACCGATTAACGAACGCAGCACGAATTGGAGATCGAGATGAGTAACGCCCTTGCCATTGAACGCCTGAAGGAATTGCTCACATACCACCCGGAGACAGGAATCTTCACCTGGAACCGGACGTTGCGAGGCGGCGGAGCTAGGCTTGGTCAGGCGGCGGGCCATGTATCTAGGTTTGGGTACATCGTCATTTGCATCGATGGGAAGAAGTATTACGCGCATCGACTTGCCATCTTCTATATGACAGGTGCCGAGCCGATGCATGCGGTGGACCACATGGACGGCAACCGCTCAAACAACAGGATCGAAAATCTTCGCGACGTGACACTGCAAGTGAATCAGCAAAACCGTAGACGAGCATGTAACCGCAGTACTGGACGGTCCAGCCAGTTCCTTGGTGTCTCGTGGAAGAAGGAGCATCGCAAGTGGGGTGCGCACATTGCTGGACCGGATGGAAGGCAGAAGTTCTTGGGCTATTTCGATACCGAGCTGGCCGCACACGAAAGCTACGTTAAAGCGAAGCGCGAACTACACGAGGGGAACACATTATGAGCAACATCGTACCGTTTCAAGAGATGGAGAGCATGGCCAGCTACATCGTTCGATCCAAGCTCTTTGGCGCCAAAGATGAATCGCAGGCCATGAGCTTGATGATGCTCGCCCAAGCGGAAGGGTGTCACCCGATGACTGCGATTCAGGACTTCGACATCGTGCAGGGACGCCCAGCGCGCAAGACTCATTCGATCTTGGCCCGTTTTCAAGCGGCTGGCGGCTCCGTGGCATGGGAGGAGATCACGCCAACCCGTGCCGCTGGCACGTTCTCCCACAAGCAAGGCGGCTCACTGCGGGTGGAATGGACCTTTGAACAGGCGAAGAAAGCCGGCCTGACTGGTAAGGAAAATTGGAAGAACTACCCGCAAGCCATGCTGCGCGCTCGCTGCATTGCCGAGGGCGTTCGCGCGGTGTTCCCGGGCGCGATTGGCGGGATGTTGACCGTTGAGGAGGCGCAGGACATGGGCCCGGCGGCCATGAGGCACATGGGTGCGGCAGACGTAGTTGAATGCACTGTCGATGTGGATGCGCTAATCCTGCAGGCGCAACAGACCGTCTCCGACGCCGATGCGCTGAACTACTGGAAGGCCCATAACGGCCAACTGGCGAACCAGCCGGCCGACCACAAGAAGCTCAAGGAGGCGATCACGGCGCATCGACTGAAGTTGCGCCAGGCCGCCGAGGAAGCGAACACGATCGACGTGCAGGCGACCGAGCAGCCCGCCGCAGCGCCGGCTGCGAGCGCCGAAGACATAGATTACCAACGCACCGCAGGAGAAGCAGCATGATCTTCGTCGAATGCAATCAGGGCACCGAGTCCTGGCACGCCGCCCGTTGCGGCAAAATCACCGCGTCGTGCTTCGCAGACGCGATATCGATGGTCGGCGGTCTGACCGAGCAGCAGGCCCAGTACGTCGCGGCGATCCGCGGCGGCGCGGACTCCAAGGTCGCGCTGGCCGCGGCCGGCTATAAGGCTGCGCCGACCGCAGAGAGCGTACGGCGCGCTCTCGCTGGTGAAGAGGTCGGGCAGCCGTCAGATATCGCCAAGCGCTACGCGGCCGATTTGGCGATCGAGCGCATCAGCGGCAAGCCGCACGGAGAGCCGCCAAAGGCTTGGGTGTTGGAGCGCGGTCACGAGATGGAGACAGCTGCACGCCGCATCTACGAAGGTCGTACGGGCGCCTTCGTCACCGAGGCCGGAATCTGCCTGACCGACGACGGTGTGTTCGGCTACAGCACCGATGGCCTGGTCGACGACGACGGGCTCATTGAGATCAAGGCGCCGATCGATAGCACGAAGATCCTGGCCATGTGGGCAACCGGCGACACGTCCGAGTACGACCATCAGATGCAGGGCGGCATGTGGATCACCGGCCGGAAGTGGACGGATTTCATCATGTACGTGCCGGACCTGGCTGCCGTCGGCAAGGACCTGTTCGTAAAGCGCGTGTTCCGTGATGACGCCTTCATCGACGACATGGTCGAGCGCCTGGCGCAGTTCGACGAAATGGTGCGCATGTATGAAGGCGTGCTGCGCTGTCCAGTCGAGGGCGCCGTCGACGCGGAATTTGACCCGGACTTCCAGGAGGTAGCCGTTACTCCGGCCACGCCGGATCCGGTCGTACAGGACTCGGCGCCTAGCACTCATCCGGCGCACCAAATGCTGATAGAAGGACTGCAAGGTCATCGCGAAGCCAAGGCCACGCTGGCGGCGGCGGTAACCAGCATTGATGTCGCACGTGTGGCAGCGGCGGAGCCCGTCACCGCGCCGACACTGCGCCTCGGCCAGATCAACGAGCGCCTGACGCCCATTGCGCTGACGTCTGATGGCCTGATGCGCCTTGGCTTCGCGCCGGCGGCCACCGACAAGTCGGCCAAGCTGTATCACGAGTCGGATTTCCCGGCAATCTGTGCCGCCCTGGTCCGTCACATCAACGCAGTCCAAGCCAATGAGGTGGCAGCATGACCCTCGCACACGCCAACGAACTGGTAGCGCAGTTCCTACACGACGCCGGCGCTACCGAGTATCCGCACCTGGTCGACGCGGCCGATCTGTTCGACGATGGCCCGACCGATATCCAGATGCTCGATGCTCTGGTTGAGGCATTTGACCTGACTGCAGTCGAGTTGATTGAGCGCCTGATCCGCACCGACTTCGCCGCGCTGCGCAGGGAAGTGACGGCATGACCGCGAAGCGCCCCTTCTTTCTGGTTCATGACCAAGCCCGCAACAACGCCGCGCGCTTCTGCATGGAGGCGCCGGCCGGCTGGATGGTTGTGTTCTCCGAGCCTGTCAAGAAGCGCATTCAGGAGGAGAAATATCACGCAATGATCGGCGACATCGCGCGGCAGGTTGAGCACATCGGCCGCAAGTGGGACGACGACGACATGAAGCGGCTCTTGATCGATGAATTTGCCGACGAGATGCGCGCCGCCGGCACGCCGCTGCATCACGACGGCCGTGTTATTCCGAGCCTGGATGGGCGCCGTATCGTTCAGTTGGGCATCCAGTCCCGCGACTTCTACGTGAAAGAGGCAGCGCAGTTCATCGAGTTCCTGTACGCATTCGGCGCCGCGCGCGATGTCAAGTGGAGCGAGCCGGCATACGACGTAACCAATAAGAAAGAGACAGCATGAGTAACCGAGAATTCACCGAGAACCGCACCGCCCTTGCGAACGCGTTTGCAGCCGCGGGCGCTGAACTGCTTGGCTACCTTGCCATCATCGACACCGCTGTTGCCGCCATTCCTGACACGCAGCCTCAGAAATACGCTGTCGCCGGTACGCTGAACGGCATTCTGTCGATGGCCGGCAAGATGATGGGCGAGGATGGCGCAGAGCAGCAGACCGGAGATCTGACGTTCGATCAGATCGAAGACGCATTCCCTGAAGTGGGCATGTACGCCCGTCAGGAGGATGGAGCGCTGGTCTCGTCAGCGCAGTGGCTGCACGACTTTGCTCACAACATAGCCCGCGCTGCGATTGCCGCCCACCTGGCACGCCAACCGAAAGCAGAGCAGCAGGCAACCGGCTTGGAAAGCGAGAACGAACTGATCAGCATGGTGCGCATGAAGCAGATCCGCGACGGCATCAGGCAACAGGATGGCATGGATGGCGACGACTGGGACTTCGCTCTGGCAAACGCTGTCGCCGCGCATCTGGCAAGACAGGCGCAGGCCGAACCGGTCACGCGCCTTGACGTTTTGAGTCTGATCCACGCTCAATGCCATCGGGCGTACGCATCGGCGATCGATCGCGAGGAAATCGACACCAAATACATGGTGGAAATCGAAGATTCGTTGCGCCGTCTGGCCGCTCCGGCCGCTCCTGCCGGTGCACAGAACGCAGTGCCGGACGATGTTCGTCGCGCGCTCGACCGCATGTGTACGCCTCTGGACGAAAGCCGGCTGAACGGTGCAACCGCGCAGGAAGACGCTCGCTGCATGCGGATCATCAAGCAATACATCGAGGCCGGCGCACAGAACGCCGAGGCAATCCGCAATCCGTGGATCAGCGTCAAAGATCAATTGCCGAAGACTGAGCACGAATGCACATCCCGCGACCTGATGGTTTCCAACAGCTTTTATGTTCGCGGCGTGGCTGCTGATGGCGGCGAAGGCTTTGGCATGGCCGACTATCAGGAAGACGGCAAATGGCACTGCTACGGCGGCGATTACGACTTCATGCACGTCGTCGAAGTCACGCACTACCTGCCCATTCGTCCGGCCGCGCTCCAGACTGGATCAGCTAACACCCAGGAAGGAGATGCAGCATGAAAGCCCAAGACATCGCATTAGCCGGGGCATGCGCCCTGCAAGTCGCTGCCTCTGCTGCCTTCGCCGCTTACATCCTGCGCCCGCACTGGTTAGCCCGCTTTGTAAGCGATGCCTTCCTGATTCGCCACAGCTTGTGGGACGAGTGCGAAGGCGCGCCGATGAATGTTTGGGCTGAAGAATTCCTGCGTCGCGATGATCCAGAGGGAATTTATTGGCCCGGCGCCGCCACTGCAGTTCAAGCCGCTAACACCCAAGAAGGGGGCGAGTGATGCGCGCGCTTCCGAAACTGGAAGCAGGCCAGAACTGGTGCTGCGGCGGCTGCGGTAGCGGCATCGTCAAGAACCCGCGCAAGGAAGACTTCGAATACTCGCGTGAAGAATTCCCAGATGGGCGTGTGATTTCCAAGACGATGCCGCAGTACGTAGCGCCCTGCTGCGGTGGCGAACTGCTGCTGTGGGACGAGGGAAAAGAGGATTGCATTCCTTGGGCCTATGTGGATGAGCAACCAAGCAGCGCAGAGAAAGGACAGAACAATGGATAACCAGACTGCAGGCGTAGACCTGGACGACCTGATGACCTACCCCAGCCCGCATGGAACACTGGTTCGGCTGGCTGACGTGAAGTGCAGGATTGCATCAGCAGATCAGGCTGTGATGTCGCGCGCGACTGCACACAATCTGACTGACGCAGAAATCGACTCTATTACGCGAAATTTCAAGCAAGCCGACCACTACGAAAGCATTCGGGCCTGTGTGGCGTTCGCAACCCAGCGCCTTGAGCAGCGCCTGGATCAGGTGCTGCGAGACGTGAATGGGCCGACGCACTTCGGGGAGCCGGTCCTCGCCCGCCGCGCAGAGCCGAGCGTAGCGGCAGGAGATGAGCGAGCGCTGTTCACAAAATGGTTTGATGGCACGATGTACCGCGAAGACAGCCGCGAAGCGATGTTGACCGGATGGCAGGCTCGCGCCTCCCTTGCATCGCCCGCAGTCAGCCAGAACGCCGCTCCGAAGATCAAGACGTGGCAGGAGCGCGTAATGTCTGGTTATGAACTGTGCGATGAACAAGAAGCGCGCAACGCCGAAGTGGCAGAACTCCGCGCAGCTCTCGCCCAGCAGAGCTCATCACAAGCGCCACTGGACAAGGAAGTTGAGAAGCAGAAGTTTATCGCGTGGGGCCAGATATTCCACCGCAATGCGCGCAGTTACACGGCCCGAGACTTCGATCATGGGTTCTTGGCATGGCTCGCAGCCAAATCTGACGTAGCCGTCGCTCAGCAGGGAGCGTCACATGCAGCGAATGCTGGCGAGATTGCCGACGGCGCACGCTGGCGTTTCATGATGGCTGCGGCCGACGACGAGAACAGTCCGGAAGCGAAAGCCATGGAGCTATTCGCCCGCTGCGCCGACGATGACGACTCGCGGCCTGAATCGGTGAAGATGACCGAGATCGTTGACAAGGCCCGTGCAGCAATCGCCTCCAGCGCGGCACAGGAGGGGAAATGATCGACGTTACCAACAAGCTGCGCGATGAACTTACGGCATCTGGTTGGCGAACCGAGAGAGCAGCAAAGGATACTGGTGTCGGTTGGTATGCATGGAAGCGGCTGGAAGGTGCTATTGATTGCCGATGCAATGACAAGCCACCAAGCCTAGTGCTGACACCATATGCACTTACCGTTAATGGCAAAACTTGGTACTCCTCGGAATTGGACGTAACGGGCGAAGTTCCTAGTGGTCGCTGGGTCAAGTTGACGGCATACAGCATCCCACTTGATGAAGTGATAGGAGCGATCCCTGAATGCACGTCAATTCTGCGAAATGCTTGGAACGCAGCCGCCCAAGGCCCAGCCAAGGCGGAATCTCACGACACGAAAGGAGAGAAGAATTGAACATCGAGCAGATCAAACAACTCGCCCAGCAGCAGCGCGATGAAGCGAAGCGGCAACTGGCTTTTCATCTTGTCGATTCAACGGTAGCAGAGCGCATCGTGGATTGCATCGTGAGCGCGGCTATGTTGGAAGTCACGCTCATGATGAGCGAGGCGACAAAGCAAGGAGAGAAGAATGGTTGATCTGAACAATGAAGCCGAGCGTGCTGCACGAATGACTACATTCCTCGATGAACTGACGCAGCAATTAAAAGAGGTTGGCCTCGATGACAGAGCATGTGCACTCGTCCTCTTGGCCTTGTCGCAAACGCGCGTGCCGAACGCAGGCACCGCTCCATCCGCCCCTATGGGGGAAGAACTGCCGGCGATGCCGTCGAATGTCGTGCAAGTCACACGCCGCATTCGTCGATGTGAGAGTGATACTCCAGCGCAAGTCGTCCTTGAACACTTCGCAATTGAATATGCCCGCAAGGTCGTCGCCCCGTATGCCGAGCGTATCCGCCAGCTTGAGCGCCTCCAGAACGTCCATAACGTGTCCAAAAACGTCCAAAGCGGTGACGGCCAGGTTGAGCACGAGCTGGCAGCGCGGAAGACTGAGAGCATCGATACCCCCGGGGCGCTTGCCTGGGCAGCGCTTGCCGAGAACGGCAACGTCATAATCTGGTCACGCCGGCGCAGTGAGGTCGAGCCGGTGGCGGCAAAGTACGACAGGCCCGTTGTGCCGGTCATCGCCTACATCGACGGTCGCACCGCTGGGGGAGTGCCGGAAGGCTGGCATATCGAGCGCGGCGATGATGTGATTCGTGTGTCGAGCAGGAACGAGGGCTTTGCGACTCTGAGAAAGGACGGCGATGACCCGCGTGAGACGGTCCTATATCGCTACTTCGACCAACTTGCCACCAAGGAGGCATGAAATGGACAGCATCACGAAAGAAGGAATCGAGGTAAAGCGCGGGCAAGTGTGGCGCGATCTCGATAAGCGAATGACAGGCAGACTTTGCCGCGTTGGAAGGGTGGAAGGTGGACGGGCGCAGATGTTCACGCTCATGAACGGCCAATTGGGGAAATGCACCTTCGTTTCCGTCAAACGCATGCACAAGCACAGCACCGGCTGGGCGCTGGTTCAGGAGGCATGAAATGGACATCGAAAAGCTGAAGGAGCTGGCACTCGCGGCACCCAAAAAAGAGTGGTATAGCGAGCATCAGATCGCAGACGGGATTACATGGGAAGGATCGATAGCATTCATCGCCGCTTGCTCTGCCGCTGCTGTGCTTGAACTGATCGCGGAGGTCGAGCGGCTGCGGGCAGATGCGACCCGATATCGTTGGCTGCGTAATCCGAAACGTAGCCATGCGCATGTGGGCCGCATCGTGGACAACAGCGGCAAAGCGGCCTACCTTGCAGAATTTTCGCTGGATCGCGCCGTCGACGCAGCTATCGAGAAGGAGAAGGCATGAGCGAACTACTGGATTGCCCGTTCTGCGGCTGCAAAGCGACGTTCGTTAAACACTCCGCCGGCGTTCCTGGCACTCAAGGGTTTGATACGTGGAATGCCGTTGCCTGCAAACATTGTCGAGCTACGGTCGGTGCATGTGACCGACGCTTTCGCTGCCGCGAGGACGCAGCCGCCGCCTGGAACCGCCGCCTACCCAACTCTAATTCCCCCGAATTCGATGGAATTAGGAGCGCGGCTCCCGCAGCAGGAACGGTGGAGAAAGATGCGGAGCGGCTCGAAAGCGCAGCAGAGGCGTTACGTCGTGCCAAGCGGGAGCTCGACATCATCCAAGCTCGACAGGCTGGTTCTAGCGCACACGTCGACGCTGCGAATCACTACCAGCATGCAATCGTAAAGCTGATCGACGCCGCTATCGAAGCGCACAACGCCCGGAGCCCGTCATGTGGTACGTGACGATCTACCGCCTGATGTGGGAGATGCGGTTTTCAAGATAGGAGAAAGCATGCAGGAAGCGATGAAAGAGCGCGGACCGGACCGACGCAAAGGCGCGTCGTCATATTTCAGCAGCCCGATCAACGACCGGCGCCGGCCGAACTACGAACGGCGCGTCGGGACTGTGCCAGCGGCCCCTGGGCTGGTTCGCCCGGGTGTCGGCGAGGCCGTGCCGCCGGTCGAGCGGCGCAGGTATCTGGATAGTGGAATGGAATAGGAGGAAGAATGAAGAACACCAACGAAGCTCCGATCGCGGGAGAGAATGTGGACGCACCAGATCGCGTCATCTGGCGCCGAGAACTCCAAGCGGCAGCGATGGTATCGAGCGAGACCATCCGCCGCTGGATGAGAGACGGCAAACTGCCGAAACCCGATGTCGCACTATCCCACCGCACGAAGGGTTGGCGGGTTTCCACCCTGCTCGCCGCCGGCATCAACCTGCTCAACTGAGTCGAGCCAGTCGGCCCAATCCTGCAGCATCGTAGTTCGCTCCGGCAGGTATTCCGCGCGGTTGTACGCCGCGCGGATTTTGTCGTCCGGAGCGTGCGCGAGTTGCCGTTCAATGGCGTCGCGGTTGTACCCGTTTTCGTTCGCCCAGGTGCTGGCGATGGTCCGCCAGCCGTGGCCCGTCATCCGGCCGCGGTAGCCAATGCGCGCCAGCAGCGCCAGAATCGCGTTCTCCGACATCGGCCGGTCGTCGCGGTGCTCGGCCGGGAAAACAAACTCCCCCTTTCTTGACCGCTCCTTCAGCACCTTCAGCAGTTCGACCGCCTGACGCGACAGTGGCACCAAGTGGTCGCGATTCTTCTTCATCCGCTCCTTCGGGATGCGCCACAGCGCGCCGTCGACCTCGCTGAATCGCATCGCCCTGAGTTCGCCAGTACGCACCCACGTAAGCGCGAGCAGACGGAAGGCCAATACGCTTTGAATCCGTTCCTCGATCGCGAGCCGCTGCATCATCTGTGGAACCTCACTCAGGTCGACAGAGGCGAAGTGTTCTACCTTGGCGCGCGCGAAGGCGTTGCGCGGGTTGATCAGCGCGGCTGGGTTGATCTTGGCGTGGCCGTTTTCGACGGCCCACTCAAACACCTGCCCGATCCACATGCGGACCTTGCGGACGTAGACAGCGAGCCCGGCAGCGTTCATGACCTGCAGCGCTTCCATCAGATCCTGCCGCTCGATGCTCCCGATGTTCCGGTTGCCGAGGAGCGGCACGAGGTGCATGTCGATCGCTCGCTTGGCGTTCGTCCGGTAGCTTTCCGAGATGTCACGCCGACCTGCCCAGAATTCGGCCGACGCCTGCTCGAGCGTAAGGCCGGCACGCTGCACGCGCCGCGGCGCCATCGGATCGCCACCCTCGGCCAGGATCGCCTTGACCTCATCGCGCCGCGCACGCGCCGCCGCAAGAGTGACAGTCGGGTATGCGCCGAAGCTCATCGTTTGCGGGCGCCCGTCAATTCGGTACGCAAGGCGCCAAGTCTTGGAGCCCGTGGTCGAGATGAACAGATGCAGTCCGCCGCCGTCGAACAGCTTCTTGGGCTTGTCCGTCGCCACCTCGGCCTTGCACTGGCGATCCGTCAGGGTGTTTGTAGGCATCGTCCCTCCAAAACTCGTTTCGTACCTACACTGCTACCTACACATGCACTGTGTGGATCAGTGTTTTACTGTTGAGTAATGAGGGTTCAAAAAAGAAAAAACCCTCGTAGAAGCTTGATTCTACAAGGGTTTCAAGGGGATATGTTCGTTGCTGCGCGAACAGTTTCTATATTCTTGGCGGAGGCGGTGGGATTCGAACACCTTGGATTTAAAGGCCGTATCTGTCGATAAATTTATGATACCGTCAAAAATGCCTACAGATAGACGTCGCTACAGATACGCCATATTTTTGCGCTCGGCGCTTACGACAGGAGCAACGCGTCCCGGTATCGGATGACGATGCGGTTGCGGGATAAACGTCGTAACCGACATCGGCAGGAACAGCGGCTCGTCACGCTGCGGCCCATGCCGCTTCACAAAGCCAATGTTCAGCCCGCCCGGCGCCGGTTGCAGGCTTAGGCGCAGTGGCGCCGGCGAGGCATCCTGGGCCGCCGCAAGTGGCCGCATCATGAAGAATAGCGTCTCGCCGTGTTGCGCGGCCAGGTGAAGTCGCCTCAAGCTGTCGTTGCGAATGTGCTGCATGCGCGTGCCGGCGCCAGAGTTGCCCTGCGGCCAATAGAGCAGAGCGCCACAGCTTCCGCTCTTCAGCACTTGCTCGGCGGCCCATAGTGCATCCGCCGTGCGCTCGGCGCGGAGCCAAAGCAGGCTCGACGGCGAGATGCCGAGCGCGGCCAGGCCCAGGGCTTGTGGCGCGTGCGGTGGCTGCAGGAGCACGATACGCCGCTCGGCCACCTTCCGCAGCGCAGGTGCCAGCAGGCGCATCTCCCCTATTCCCGCCTGCTGGACAAGTAGGTCGACGAGCGTACCTACTGGCCAGCCTCCTCCCGGTAGGTGGTTCGACAGGGCCAGATGCCCGGTGTCGACGCACCGAGTCGGGCTGCGCCCAAGTTGGGACGCTCGCCAAAGCGAAGGATGAAGCGTCTCTAGTTCGCTTGCGGTAGTCATCTTGATATTAGAAAATACTGTATATTTATACAGTATAACGTGACATAGTAGCTATGTCGAAATATCAACTGGCAAGCGAATCTGGAGGGGCTATGGTGGACGCAGGGATTTTGGAAGATCTGGATGCGGCGGACCAGGCGGCAAGGCTCGTGGTCCCACGCGTAGTGATGCGTTACCGGGAATCGGGCGTCCTCACATGGGCACTCATGCACCAGATCGAGGCCGAAGTACTAGACGAGCTGGAGGCAACCGGCGCGCATCCGAAAGCGGCTCTTGGCATGATCCGATCATCGCCAGTATTCAGCTATCCACAGGATGAGCGGCCGGCGTCGTTTGGCGATGCTTCCGTCGTGCCGTCAATCTTCCTGCATATCGAGAATGCGTGGAATCGGGTGCACTAGAGCCGTTCTCGACGGCGGTTGATTGTGCTGTGCGATTACACGGTAATCGATCTTGAGCGAAGTTTTGCCTAGACTGGCACAACATGGTATGTTGCAACTCTAATATTGCAAACAGGGGTAAATGATGGGCCTAATAGGCACGAAAGAGCAGATGGTTACTGTATATCGCTTCAAGGTCTACGACATCATTGATGATGTGTTCCGACCATCACGCAGGCTAGCAACCGAGAAGAGAATCGAAGAGATCGGGGCGATCAAGGATGGAGGGGCTATTCGGATCCCCGCGCGAGATCTCGACGGCGATTCAATGACGAACATCGGGTATCAACCGCCGCTAACCTAATTCTGCGGCATCTATGGAGCACTAAGCATCTCCGGTGTGACCGTTAGTCGCGCCACTTCGCCGTATTCCTCGTGGTACGTGATCGCGATCGCTTGCCGTTCCGAGAACCAGCCCCCGCGGGATGCATGAGCGTCGCGGGCGGCTAGGGTTGAGTGCTGGATGACCTTCATCCCCGAATGCTCCTTTTCCTCGACATGGTGGCGGTGACCGCAATGCGCGTATCGCTTGGTCGTCTCGCCCCACATCTGAGCATGCGCAGTGGCGAAGTACAGCGGCAGCTGCGGCGGTGCCTTCTTGTGCCCGTGGTGGAACCCGAGCATAACCTTGCCGTGCTGAATCACGTAATACGGCAGCACGGCATCGTTGACCGTCACCCGCGGCTCGTTCTCGTAGAGGATTCCGAATACTTCAGGCAGGACGTTCCCGCTGGTGTATTCGTCGTGGTTGCCCTCCCCGCACACGACATGCACCTCATCGTGTGTTTCGAGCGCCATGCGGATTATCGTGCGCATGATCCGGACCACTGCGCTGATGATCTTGCGCGGCCGGCTGTCAGCATCGAGCAGGTGGCCGTGGGCTGGCGTAATGGATTTGTTAGAATCCTGGTGGACCACGTCGCCAAGGAACGTGACCACGGCGCGGCGTGCCTTCGGCGCGGTCGCAATCATGTGGCTGAAGGCACCGATGATGGTTTGCTCAGCGATCGACAGATCCCAGTCGGCGCCGCCTTCACGGTGCCACGCGAGCGCGCCGATGTGAGCGTCCGTCAACACGAAGAGGTTGCACAGCCTTGAATCGGCATGCCCCGGCCCCTTGGTCGCCTTCACGCGTGGGAGCGTAGCTCTCGCTTGGTCGACCGTCGCCCGGATCGCCTCAAACCATGCTTGCTGGTCCGGGTATTGCCGCTCCCAGGTGCGCTCCACGTCTCCCTCAGGACCACGTTGCACGGTGACCTTGCCCATCAGGTAGCCGGGAGCAACGCCGTCGGAGAAGTGCCCTGGCGCATACCCTTGGCGCGCCGCCGCCTTGGCGATGCGATCGAGCGCGGCGCAGATCGTGCCTTTGCACACGCCCAGTGCGCGCGATGCCGGCCGAATCCCTCCATGCTCTATCACGGCATCGAGGTACAGCGCCTGCTGTGGCGTGGCGAACTGACGCAGTTGCGGATCGAATTTGCGAGCTTCAGGCATGCTTACCTCACGAATTGATGCGTGTCTGCACCAGGGCGAGCAGTTCCGCATCGTTGGCTGTGGCGCGGATATCGTCGGCCCATATGGCAACGCTCCCGCGAGTTTGGGTCTTGACGACGTAGAAGAGCGCGCCCGGCTCTAAAGCAAAGGCGCGCATCTTCTGCAGCAGCTCGTCCATGGCTATCTCGAAGGCGCGTCACCTGGCGCATTTTTGGGCCATGCTTCGATCAGGGTTTTTTTGTCTGAATTAGCTTCTTCAAGCTGCCCTGCCATTTCGTGTCGTCGTCCATTGCACTGTTCAAATAAGTCCCGGTAGGTACTGGCGGCGTCACGTAAGGCATTTTCGGAAGCGCCGGACAGGCTGTGGCTAACGGCTGCGATGGTGTCGCGCAGGCTGCTAGCAGACACGCCAGCGCGAGCGGCAAGAGCCTGGATGGTTTGATCGCGTTCTCGTGCATGCTGATTTGCCTCATCGACTTGGGATTGGAGTTGCTGTTCGCGCAGCCGGGCAGCGTCCTTTGCTTCGGCGAGCTGCTTCGCGTACTCGGCGCGAACCTCGTTGCGCCCGATGTCGCGCTCATGCTCCAGGAGCTCGTGCGTGCCATACAGCACGGCTGCAGCCAGCGCTCCGAATATGGCGATTTCGAACGCGAGCTTGTAAGGCGCGAGCCGCAGAAGTAAGGCGCCTATCATCCGCGCCACCTGCCAGCCATCAGCGTGGCCGCA